ATCCACTAAAGCCGGTATTGGTCTTGTGCGTCAAACTTCTTACGGCGTTGGGTCATTAGTATTTTATAACAATGGAACAACGTCGGCTGGTGATTTTACCACTTCTGACGAACGTATGCGTATCGACTCCTCCGGCAAACTGCTCATTGGCACTACATCATCAATAACAACAAATAACGGAGAAAGTCCTTTTACTCAAACAGCAGGGACAGATTCTCGTTGGGCCTATCAGGCGACTGTATTTGCTAATTCGGCTGGAACTCAAGGCGGCTTGTATTTGGCAAAAAGCCGAGGAACCAGTGTTGGTTCTTATACGGCAGTTCAAAGCGGGGACAATTTAGGTCGCATTGCATGGTCTGGTGCTGATGGCACTACAATGTCGTCCCCGTCATCAGCAGAAATAATAGCTCAGGTTGATGCCGCAGTTAGCACTAATATTGTTCCCGGACGATTGACGTTTAATACAGCAAACACATCAGGAACATCAACTGAGCGTATGCGTATCGACTCCTCCGGCAACGTAGGCATTGGGACGACTTCGCCAAGCACTCTTTTGACCGTTAATGGAACAGTGACGGCAACGTCATTTTCTGGTGCGGGTACGGGTCTTACAGGAACGGCTTCATCGTTAAGCATCGGTGGAAATGCCGCAACCGCGACGAATGCAACGAATGCAACAACAGCCGGAAACGTGTCTGGAACTGTAGCAGTTGCCAACGGTGGTACTGGTTTGACATCAACGCCAGCTAATGGTGCAATTGATATTGGAAACGGAACAAACTTTACCCGTTCAACTATTACAGCTGGTTCAGGTATTACTGTCACGAATGGTGCTGGTTCAATTACAATTGGTAACTCTTCACCCGGAACTGTAGTTGGAACAACGTGGACCAATTATACAGGAAGTAGGGCGCTTGGAACCACATATACCAACACCACTGGTAAGTTAATCTTCGTGTCAATCTACATTCAGGTAAACGGGGGTGCTAGCACGGCAGCATTAACTGTTAATGGAAGTCAAATTGCCGATAACAATGTGGGCGGTGGGTCCGGTGGGTTTACGGTCTTTGCTGCTGTTCCGGCAGGAGCAACCTATTCGGCAATCGGTGCCAGCCTTTCAACATGGTATGAATGCGTCTGATGAAATTCACATGGACGTTCCCTCAGTTCATTGTATCGCCGACATACGACGGCTTGACCGATGTTGTTACAGCGGTGAATTGGGTATGCACCGGCACCGATGGCACGATCTCATCGTCGGCCTCGGGTACGGCCAAGTTGGGGACGCCAAATCCTGCTGAATTCGTGCCATACGCCGACATCACCTATGACATGGCCTACTCGTGGGTCGCTGGCTGCATTAGCATATCGGCGGTCGAAAACGAGATTGCCAAGCAAGTAGAGCAGCTATCGCAACCTGTTTCGCAAACGCAAGAAGCACCATTTTAAGGGGAATAACATGGCTTTTGGTATCGATGACGCAATTAACGCAGGACTACAAATCGTCAACAAATTTATTCCAGACCCCGCTCAAAAAGCAGAGGCGGAAGCAGCTTTACGGTCTTCTTTGCAGGGATGGGATGCACAGCAAAACACGGTGAATGCAAATGAAGCACAATCGTCTTCTATTTTTGTTAGTGGCTGGCGGCCTGCTATTGGGTGGGTTGGCGCACTTGGCCTCGCATACCAATACCTTCTGCGTCCAATCGCCGTTGGGGCGGGGTGGCATGATTTGCCTACTTTGGATCAGTCCCTTATGGAATTAGTAACGGCCATGCTTGGTATGGCTGGTTTGCGTACTTATGAAAAGACATTAGGCGTCCATGCAAAGTAACTGGCAGCCATGCTTGACGCTCGTGCTTCAAAACGAGGGCGGCTATGTTGATAATCCAAAAGACCCTGGTGGCGCTACCAATCTTGGCTGCACCAAGGCGGTTTGGGAGCAATACGTCGGCCATGCAGTGACGAAAGATGATATTGCAGCTTTGACGCCAAATGATGTCGAACCTCTCTATCGCAGCAAGTATTGGGATGCTATAAACGGTGACAATCTTCCTGTAGGGGTGGATTATGCCGTCTTCGATTTTGCCATCAATTCGGGGCCGTCCCGCGCAGCGAAAACCCTTCAAACGGTTCTCGGTGTTAATGCGGACGGAAAAATTGGGGCAACTACACTTAGTGCTCTTGAAGCGGCAAACCCTCGTGATGTTGTTACGTCAGTCTGCGAAGCCCGATTAGCGTTTTTGCAAAGTCTTGCGACTTATGATACCTTTGGGCGGGGATGGTCTAAGCGTGTTTCAGATGTGGAACAAGCAGCTTTTAACTTGGCTAGGTAGTCATGGATTATAATACTTACGTCCAACAGATAGCTACAATGTCGGTGGTTCCCACAACGGATACCAACTTTCAGATCATTTTGCCTCAAATGATTTCGTATGCTGAATTGCGTATGCAGCGCGATCTGGATTTTTTGTCTACACAAATTAGCACATCTGCCTACTCACTTACATCTGGCAATAATCAATTAACGCTTCCAACATTTCAATTTATTGTCCCACAAACTTTTGAAGTGTTAGACGGATTTGGCAATTCAATTCCGCTTTTGCCAGTTGCTAAAGAGTTCATACAAAATGTTTACGGATCGGGATCTGCGACAGGAATGCCCCAGTATTTTGCTGTTTATGGGGGTGATAATGCTACTACAGGTTATATGAGCCAATATATGATTGTTGGACCAACGCCAAATTTTGGTTATTCAGTCCGTTTGACGGGAACTGTTCATGCTGCCCCATTATCCGCTACCAACACTTCAACATTTATATCAACGTATCTTCCTGACATGTTTATAATGGCATCTATGATTTACATTTCAGCTTATCAGCGCAACTTTGGGCGTCTTAACGATGACCCTGCCATGGCTCAAACATATGAAAGTCAATATCAAGCTTTAAAGGCTGGCGCTTTGGTTGAAGAAAATCGTAAAAAGTTTCAAGCAGCAGCGTGGACTTCTTATTCGCCTGCTCCTGTCGCCAGCCCGACGAGGTAATCCATGCCTCATACAACAATAAAATTAAAACCGGGCGTTGAGACAAATACAACTCCTTCTCTTAATGAAGCCGCTTATTCATCTTCTCAGTTGATTCGTTTTTTGCCAGTACGAAATGGTCTTGGCTTGGCTCAAAAATTGGGTGGTTGGGTTTCTTATTTTAACACAGCCATTGGATCAACTATTCGTGCGCTAAAAGGATGGTCTGATATTAACGCCGTTAACCATCTTGGGATTGGGGCGGAATCATCGTTAGATGTTTTGACGAACAATAATTTGATCAATATTACACCACAAACAACAATTACCAATCAAACGGCAAAATTTTCTACGACAAGTGGTTCTGCAATTGTAAATGTCGTTGATTATGGTTTGATTGCGTCTATTTTGGATTATGTAAATTACATAACTCCCGTTTCCGTGGGCGGCGTTATTTTAAATGGACCATATCCTTTACAATCCGCATCTGTAGCAGTGACAGCCACAACGACGGCAGCAAGTGGAACCGGAACAACGGCTACTCTTACATTTTCGGCAGCAGCAGCAGCGGCACCTATTGGGTCCACTATTGTAGTAAGTGGTGTTACGCCAATAGGGTACAATGGGACTTGGGTTGTCACGGCATCATCTACAACGTCTGTTTCGTTTGCAAGCACCGCAACGGGCGCACAAACAGTAGCGGGTACTGTAAAATATGGCACGAATTATGCAATATATGCGGAAACATTAGCTACATCTACCGTTACAAACGATGGTGCGTCATATTCTTTTACCACAACTAGCGGTTCTTATATTGTCACAGGAACGCTGAATAATCACGGTTATTATGCTGGGTATGAGTTTTATGTTGGTATACCAGTTACTGTTGGCGGGATCACCCTCTCCGGCATATATACAGTTTTGACGGTTCCTACGGCTAATACATTTACATTTAATGCAGCTACTGTCGCAACATCCAGCGGTGGCCCGACGGCCATTAATGGCGGATTAATCAATTCTAATTTCTACATTGCTTTGGGTCCACAACCTACAACTACGGGGTTTGGCGTGGGCGGTTTTGGAACGGGGGGATTTGGCGCAGGTTCAATTCAACCATCCGTTGCCGGTACACCAATTACAACGACAGACTGGACGCTTGATAACTTTGGGTCTTATCTTGTCGCTTGCCCCGCTGGTGGCACAATCTATGAATATGATCCAAATGGGAAATTGCAAACAGCTCAATACATTGGCGGCAATTGCCCATTGGTCAATAGTGGTATTTTTGTAGCTATGCCACAACGGCAAATTGTTGCTTATGGGTCGTCATTTACATCTTCACCCGATCCTATGCTTGTCCGTTGGTCAGATGTAACTGATTTTACAGTTTGGGATGCTGCCGTTACAAATCAAGCTGGTTCATACCGTATTTCTACAGGTTCTAAAATTGTCGCTGGCGTTCAGGCTGCTCAACAAGGTCTTCTATGGACTGATCTTGATATGTGGGCGATGCAATACATCGGCCCTCCGTTTGTTTATGGTTTCAATAAAGTTGCATCTAACTGTGGCGCTATTTCTAGACATTGCATCGGGCAATTGAATGGCGTTGTTTATTGGATGTCCCAAAAACAATTTTTCATGTCTAGTGGCACAGGGTCTCAATCTATCCCGTGCCCTATTTGGGATGCTATTTTCCAAAACATCAATACAGCATATCTTTATAAAGTTTGCTGCGGCGTAAATAGTCAATTCAATGAGATAACTTGGTATTACCCATCTGCGACAGCTACAGAAAATGATAGCTATGCCAAATATAACACAATCCTCCAACAGTGGGACTTTGGTACTCTTGGCCGCACTGCTTGGATTGATCAATCTGTCCTTGGGTCTCCCATTGGTGCTGGGTCTGATACTTATCTTTATCAGCATGAAGTAGGTAACGATGCTTCCAATGGAAATCAAACAACAGCTATGTTGTCGTCTTTTCAAACGGGCTATTTCCAATTAAATGAAGCCGACAATATTGTTTTTGTTGACCAAATTTGGCCTGATATGAAATGGGGAACATATAGCGGTAATCAAAACGCTACGGTGTATCTTACAATATATTACAGCAATTATTCGGTTGACGCACTGTCTTCTGCGGGTTCATACACTGGATCGCCATCAGGACTGGTTAGTTCTGCTACGTTTCCTATGACACAGGCTACTGAGTATATCTCTTGTCGTATTCGTGCTAGGTTTATGGCGTTTTCTCTGTCTTCGAAAGATGTTGGCACATTTTGGCGTTTGGGCGGAATTAAATACCGTTATCAATTGGATGGGCGCTACTAATGGCTAGTTTAGACGATATCCTCACTACACAGAAAAATGGCGTTGTTGCTATTAACAATATGGCACAAATTCTGTCGTACATGTCCTATGTCTATATTGCAGATCCTTCTCCAACTGTTCAATCAACAACAACTGCTAACGTTCTTTATACAGTCCCCAACACTCTTCAATATACTGTTACGGGTATAGACATTTGCAATACGTCTGGTTCCGCTGACACATTTACGATTTGTTTTGTAGCGCCTGGTGATGTTGCGGGCACATTAAACGCTCTTTATTATTCTGCTCCGATCGCAGCTTATACAACTATTTCGTGGCGTGGCGGGACTGCTATCGATTCAAACTACACGATACAAGCCTTTGCGGGGACGACAAACCTTACTTTTAAAATCTCTGGCGCATCAAATTAAGGGTTGAACCATGCCACTGCACAAAGGTACATCACAGAAAACAATCAGTGCAAATATCAGTGAAATGATTCATGCCGGACATCCGCAGAAACAAGCAATTGCTGCTGCTTTAAATACCGCTCGTCATTCTCGTGCAGCAGGTGGCCCAAATCAGTTCACTGAAACGCGAACAGGCCCATTGGATTATCGTAAGCCGGACATCTCTGTTCCATTGCCTAGCTACCCATTAGAGGGTCAGCCCATGGTTCATGAGGGTCCAATTCATAGCCCAGTTGCGGGACGTACAGATCATCTACCCATGAATGTTAAATCTGGGTCTTACGTGATTCCCGCTGATATTATTGGCGCTATGGGTGAAGGCAACACAATGGCAGGGTTCAAGATTGCTCGCCGAATGTTCTCTTCCAAACCATATTTCCAAGAGAAAAAACAACCATATGCCGAAGGCGAAAATCCTTATGCAGGCGGTAAACCATACGGTATCCGTGCAGCAGGTGGAAAAACTCCAGTTGAAATAGTTGCTGCAGGCGGTGAGTATGTAATTTCTCCAGAAGATGTTACACATCTTGGGCATGGGGATATAGACCACGGACACCAAATTCTTGATGAGTTTGTTAAGGGGTATCGTAATAAAACGATTGATACATTGAAGAAACTTCCGGGACCGAAGAGGGATTAATGAAAGAAGAATTGAAAATACGTCTTGGCACGCCAGAAGATGAAACGGCAATGCTAGATTTGGCACTAAAGGCATGGGAAGAAAACGGCATAAAAGGCGTAAATCCTATGAAGATGTTGGGCATGATCAAGCCCGCATTATATCTTTGGCAGGGGTTAGTCGGGATCATTGGGGAACCCGGAAAGAAGATTGAAGGAGCGGTCCTTCTCCGCACGTCACAGATGTGGTATTCTGATGAATGGATGCTTGAAGAAAAGGCTATCTTTGTTGACCCTGAGTTTCGTAGTGCAAAAGGTGGACGCGCTCGTAAACTATGTGAGTTCTCAAAGAAAGTAGCCGACGACCTTAACATTCCACTTATCATTGGGGTGCTTTCGAACCATCGGACTGAAGCAAAAGTTCGCCTCTATGAACGACAATTCGGGCCTCCTGCTGGGGCTTTTTTCCTATACAATGTCCAAACTGGACACGACGAGAATATAACGGAGCATTAAAATGGGTGGCAAGACCGGCACAACAACGTCTGGTGTACAAATACCTCCTGAGGTGTTGGCTCGGTATAACTCCGTTAATGCTTCGGCACAGGGCGCGGCAAGTACTCCATTTAAAGAATATAGCAGTGATCCTAATTCCTTTGTCGCGCCTTTAAATCAACAACAAAACACAGCAATTGGTAATATAAATCAATACGCGAATGCGGCTCAGACGGGCTACCAAGCTGGCATGAATACAACTGGATCTGCTATAAACCAAATTAATGCAGGACAAAATGTAGCTCAGCCTTATTTCAGTGGTGCTCAAACAATTGCAGCGGGTGCTATTCCACAATACCAGCAAGCCTCTGGGTTAGCTGCTGCAGCAATGACGCCCTTGCAACAAGCTACATATGCCGCACAGCCAGGGTACCAAGTTGCTCAAGCGGGAACTATGGGTGCGGCTATGGGAACTGGCCAGACCATTGGTGGCCTTGGAAATATTTCGCAAGGTTATAATGCTCCAAACTATCAAGCTGGCGTACAAGGCTATATGAATCCTTATGTGCAGAATGCAATGGGTTCAACCGCTGCTATGATGCAAAATCAAAATAGACAACAGCAGCAACAGTTGCAGGGAAATGCAATTAGTTCTGGTGCTTTTGGTGGGGATCGCGGCAATATTTCTCAAGCTGCTCTTATGGGTCAGCAGAACCTTGCTATGGGCCAAACTCTTGGGCAGATGGCTAATACTGGCTATCAGGCTGCAGCTCAAAATTATCTATCCGGTCTTGGAGCACAAGCAGGTATTGCGGGTCAGCAGGGTGCTATGTACGGACAGATGGGCAATCTTGCTAATCAATACGGACAACTTGGCGGTCAGGCACAGCAGGCTCTTATCAACGCAGGTCAGGCCCAACAGGCAGGCGCAGCTAATATTGCAAATATTGCAGGTCAGGGTATGACTGCGGCTGGCCAATATGGTGCTTTGGGAACGGCTGCACAGAATGCTGCATTGCAAGGTGTTCCATTATCATTAGCCGCTGGTGCCCAACAGGGAACTCTTGGGGCTGGCGCTCAAACTGCGGGTCTGCAAGGCGCTCAAGCACAACTTGGTGCAGGTACTCTTGGTCAACAGACGCAACAGGCTGGCAATACGGCTCTTTATAATCAGTTCTTGCAGCAACAGGCTTACCCATTCCAGACTGCTCAGTTCTTGGCCAACATTGCAGAAGGTACAGGTGCTCTTTCCGGTTCAACTACCACTGCAACGCAGCCAATGTCGTTCTTCTCCGATCGTCGCCTTAAAGAAGATATTAAGCGCGTCGGTACTGCAAATAACGGTCTTCCAATTTACAAGTTTAAGTATAAGGGGGATCCAAACGAGCAGACCCATATCGGCTTTATGGCTCAGGACGTTGAAAAAGTTCATCCAGAAGCAGTTGGCTTGGCTGGCGGTTATAAGACAGTTGATTACGATAAGGCTTCTCGTCCAGCACATCAGCATGGCGGTTTAGTGTCCGAAGGTGGAATGGTTGGGATGCAACACGCTGGCGAAGGTTACGCTGACGGTGGTTATGCTGACTACTATGACCCAAATTCTCTTCAAAATATTATTGCACGACACCAAGCGATGTACGCTAACGCTAGTAGTAATGCGATTCCTTCCGCTAGAAACCTATCAACGGGCATTGGTGTTCATGGTCGCGTTCCAGAAGCTAATTTGCCAGTTGGTGGTTTAAGACCTGCAGGTAAGCCAGATCCGCTTGGGCCGTCTGCAATGGAAGAAGGTTTAGGTGCAGTTGAGCGCGCTCAAAAAATTGGTAAAGCTTGGGATGCAGGAAACGCTGCATTTACGAAGGGAACCGATTGGCTAAAACAAGTAGCGCCAACTGTATTTAATCCTTTGCCCAATAATCCTGCTCCTGCAGGAACTCCTATGCCTCCTTCGCAATCAGATAACATTGATACAGTAACTCCGGCAGAACCAACCCCTAATGCCCGTGGCGGTCGTACTGGCCTTGCAGCAGGTGGAAGCCCTACGCCTGAAGGATTGTATTCGGACACTGCTGGCGGAACATTGGATATCCCTGATCAAAATGATGCAATGCAAAATAAATTGCTGCAATCAAGTGCGCCATCTGGTTCTATGCAAGATCCAACAATGAAAGATCTTATGGCCATCGCCGCCATGGTTCCAAAAGCGTACGGCGGTCGCACGGGCTATGATGATGGCGGCACGGCGGATGATGATGTTTTGACCAAGTACGGTCCAGTCATTGGAGAAATCGAAAGCAGCAATAATTATGGCGCTCTTGGTCCAGCTACAAAGACGGGCGATCGTGGATATGGCAAATACCAAGTAATGGGTTCAAATATTCCGTCGTGGACTCAAGAAGCCCTTGGTAAACCCATGTCTACGGAAGATTTCTTGGCAAGCCCAGAAGCGCAAGATCAAGTGTTTACACATCATTTTAGTAAGGCGCTGGACAGATATGGCACGCCAGAAGATGCCGCGTCTGTTTGGTTCTCTGGAAAACCTCGTGCGCAAGCTGGGAACGCTTCAGATCAATTAGGGACAACCGTTCCTTCTTACGTAAAAAAATTCAACGCTGGCTTAACTGATGGTTCTGATACGCCAGTTGTTTCAACCGGATTGGGCGCCGGCAATAAAGTTGTTACGGATGGGCCAGATCTTCCTGCTACTAAGACAGCCCTTGCGGCTGCAGATTCTTCTGACACGACTGCACAACCTGCTCCAGATGCGTCTGCTCCAGAAGGTGGCCTTGTTCCTCGCGCTAAAACATATTTGCCAACACCGGCAGCGCCAGAACCGGGTGCATTTGATTACCTTGCAAACAAATTGGGTGTTCCTAAAGAACTGCAGGATTCAACATTCTGGGGAACCATTGCTACAGGTCTTGGCACCATGGCTAGTTCCCGCAGTCCATTCCTTGGGGCGGCAGCTCTTGAAGGTCTCGCGGGTGCAGCTCAGGCTTACCCACAATTGCAGCGTCAGAAGGCAGAAATTTCCGCTACAAATGCTGCTGCTGCATCCACGATGGCAGGTATCCCATCCAAACTTATTGTTAAGATTAATGGCGTCGATAGCATCATCGGTATTGGTCCAGATGGAATTATGCGCCCTTATAACTTACAGGATGCAACAGACCTTATGCAAAAGGGTCAGCTTCAAATGGATCCACGCTTGACCTCTCAATACGTACAAGCGCACCCTGAGGCTGCAAGCACTACGAAACAACAGCCAATTGTTGGAACTCCTGTTAATGCTCTTCCGGTTAGTTTGACGCCAGAAGAAGTTGCCGCTGCACAAGACGCTCAAAAGAAAGTGGCATTAGAGCCTGAAGATATTCGTAATCAACGTTTATCTGCAAACCTTTTTGCGAAGCAGTCAGCATTGGCTGATTCTTTGAAGGGCCAACAGCAGAACATATATGCATTAGGAAATTCTTTGGCAGAGATCCCTTCTGATACTGCCCTTGGATCTGGCGCATATGCTCCATTGTTTGAACAGGCAGAACAAAAAATTAACAGCCTTGCACATGCAATTGGAATGAAAGGCAACATTTGGAATGGTGAAAATCTTGCAAGCGCCGAAGAAGTAAACAAGGTTCTTTCTCGTCTTCAGGGACAACAGGCACAAGCCCTTGACCAGCATTCTTATGCGGCATTGCAGTCGTTGATCCAAAACTTCCCATCGTTGTCAAATTCGCCAGACGGAAAAGCAAAACTTATGGCAGACATCATGGTTCAGCAGCAGCGCGAACTTGATAAACAAGAATATTTCCGCCAATGGCAAAATGCATCTAAACCAACTAACGGATCTTTAGGCGGTGATTTTAGTAGAGCCACAGGCGAACAAGCTACTAACTCGTTTAATAATCATTATGATCCAGCTTACTATGATTCTGAAAAACAAATGCTTGAACAGATGTTTAAAGATCAAGTAACTGTTAACAAAGGTCAACCAAACGAAGCAAAGAAAAGTGCTTTTGAAGTAGCTACAAGCGGAAGTGCTAATAAAATGAGCGATGCTTCTAAAAAGTATTATGCAAATACCTATGGCGCTCCGATACTTCGTTACTTCAACATAAAATAACAGGTAAAAGTTATGACCCTACCCAAAGCTAAAAACCAAATAACTTCTATAGAACCTGTGTCTGCGACTTCTGCTAAGGATCCAGCAACGATGGGAAGTAGGGAATATTGGAGCGGCGTGGCGGGGAATATTGGTCCTAGTGCGGTTCAAAATCTTGCTGGCACTGCACATGCTCTTAATCCTGCCAATTGGAGTGAAACAGCATCGGCCCTTGGTAATGTTGGCTATGGAGCATATTCCAAAGCAAAGGGCGCTCTTGGTTATCCGACAAACCCAAAAGATCAAGCTGCATTCAATGCTCTAATCCAACCATTTTCTTCTAAAGATGAGTTTTACCGCACGTTATACAATGATCCGTTTACCGTTCTAACGGCTGCCTCTATTCCGTTTACCGCAGGAGCAAGCGCCCTTGGTGCAGGGGCAGAAGTCCTCGGAGCAGCTAGTACGGTAGGTCGTGCAGCAAACCTTACATCTAAGGCTTTAAGGGCTGTAAGCTATGCCACTGACCCTACAAAAGCTGTAGTTGGAACTGTTAAAGGTATTGGAAACCTTGGTTCTAACGTTGCAAAAGGTTTTGTTTCAGCAGAAAGCGGTGTTCCAGTTTCAACATATGAAACTGCGTATGATGTTGGGAAAGGCGTTGCTCCTGCAGGATATACTGCTGAAGATGTTAAAAACGTTTTCAATGGTTACGCAAAAGGTGAGCCCGGACTTCTACCTGTTTCTGATCCTCAATGGGCGGGGCATCCATTACACCCATATGCGGTGGCCGGTTCTCAATTAAGTGATACTTTGGCCCATGGCGGGTTTTCTCAAGTTTTAGCGGGGAGTGGCGCAGCAACAGCTTTGGCATCTGCGGGTTATCATCTTGCAACTGGCCAACCCGTAATGGCTGCAGCTCATCTTATTCCTTTGGCGGGTCAAGCTGCGATTCAATCACCTAAAACAATGGGTAAAGCTGCTTATATAATGGGGCAGGTAGCCGGATCTCCTGTTGGCACTGCTGCAGATGTCGCAGGAAAAACCGCTCAGACCGCAACACAAGTTGCATCTCCATTTGAGCAAGCCATGAGCAACGCTGCAGAACAGCAAAAACAAAGCCAACCTGCTTCAGCTCAACCTAAACCAATGAATAGCATTGATACGATTGAACCCGTAGTTGATGATAGTTCACCCGCGCCAAGGGCATCTGGTGGGCGCACTATTGATTCTGTTTCGTTAAAAGCTCAAGCCTTGATAAATATGGTGGATAGTATTAAAAAAGAACAGAGCAAGGAAACAGAGCCCCTTCTCAACCTTGATGACAACACTGTTGCCAAGGCTTTAGCTGTAGCCAATAGACACATTTAAGAGGGAACTATGATTATGGAAAATCTAGAACTTGATTTCAAACTTACCGTCGCCAACATTAACACGATCTTAAAACATCTTGGTGCGGGCGCATATGCAGAAGTTGCTGAGCTGGTCACTATTATTCATGGTCAAGCAAAGCCACAGGTAGAAGCTGCTGCTTCTGCTCCTGCGACTGCCCCTGTAGAAGATAATCCTACGGTATAATAAAATTATCGTACTCAATGTTGCGAATGACGTAGCCGGACTTTTTTGCTGAATATCTGGCTATGTCAAACGATTCCCATTTATCAGCAATCCACATTACCATCATCGCAAAGATCATGCTGTCGCCATAGTACGCAATAATGTCTTTGTTGGGATCAAAGTCTGCCATACGTTCTGCAACGCGCCCTTCAAACCGTGGGATATACTCGTCCCCTGCTAGGTTATCAAACATAGGCGCGTCACATACGTAAACAACCTCATGCGCTAAGTGAGCTAATTCGTCTGGGTTAAATTTAAACGATGGATTGCAGACGAAAACTCTCTGGTACTTGGTCATTCTTGATATCTTTCACTGTCTCTAATTCTATCCAAAACACCCATAATGGATGATCACGCATCATACCACGAAGTTCTTTTCGCATAACCTCTAAATCGTCATGGGAGTCTATAACTCGTTCTTTTATGTGAGGGTCAATTCTTGACCGTCCCTTGAGTAGGTACATCTCCTTTATCCCCATCTTTTGGTGGAACTTCATATTCTCGTCTACGTACACACATCAATCACCTGTTTGTTCAAGGGCGGCATTGGCAATATCCTTACTGTCGGCGTTATATTGCGCCTTGGTAATACGCTGTAGAGCGTCCCTATACCGATCCCTTTCTTTCCGAACCCGAACCATATCGGAAACGGTTATATCGTCTGCATAGCGGTCGGAAGGGGCATACGGCCCCAACCAACGTATCTTTTCTTTTTCACGGTATCCTGTCACGATTGGACCTCAGTTGCTCCTAAGATATCCATCTCAACCGTTGGCATGTTCAGGGCGCATGACTCTGTACCCAATTGTGCATAGCCCACAATATCATCCCAATGATCGCGAAAATTGTAATCCCCAGAAAGCGTTCTGGCAATCTTGACCGCAATCATTTCCAAGGCTTCTCGTTGACCATCGTTTAAGGCATCCCAATTTTTCCCAGTGCGAAATGTATCTTTAATGGCCTGAGAAAGAGCGGACTGTTCTTTATATACCCCATGGGTCCGTTGGCGTTTGGTAATAATCATATCAATCTTCTCCGTAATATTTGATATAGGAGTCACTTGGGATATCGCTAATGTGTATCTCTCTGAGGTATCGGTTAAGTTGTAAAACCTCTTCTTTAAGACGTTCATTTTCAATCCTGTACTTTCCTAATTCTGTCATAGCCCATTCAAAACGCATATCAGATGCAAGAAGGGCATCGTGAAACTCATTCTCCGTCATTTTCCCGTCCTAATTATCTTTGCTGCTGCTGACAACCGCTGACCAATAGTGAGCTTAGGTTGGCCCTCGATAATATTGACCATACGATTAAACTCAGCCTCTGCAATCTTCTGGGCATACTCATTTAACCGTACATTTAACGCATCAGACAACGCCTCTGAACGCAAAAACCGATTAAACTCGTCTCGAATGTACGTATGCAATCCACGATCACGAGTGGCAAACATTGCAGAAACAGAAGTAATAATATCCTGCTCCAACAACTTCATAGGATCCGGTACAGGAACAACTAGTTTTTCTTTACGAGGACGGCCTCGACCGCGCTTAGGTAGCTGTGCCAATGCATCCAATTTTTCTTGACGTTTTTTTGCGTGATGAGCTTTCATAATTTGGCTTTGCTTTTCACGTGCTTCTTGCTTCCAACTTCCCATTTTACTGCTCCAAAATTTTGCTGACTACACGATCTTCAATTTCATTAGTTAGTTCTGGTATCAAGTTTTTCCATATTTCTAAAGGGTTTATATGTGCATATCCGTACTTTTCTTCTCCTTTAAAAAGATCAATTCCTATGCTGCAAATGTGCCAATTATTCGCGCTATAATATTGCACTGTAACCATGCCCCTAACTGACACATTACCAATCATATCGTCTACTTCTATATCTATCGTTTTCATGATGCTTTCTTTTTATGAAGGGCATGATCCAATGGCAAACCATTGATAAGATTTGACTTTACACCAAATACGGCAGAAGTGCTTTTCCTGTTTTCCCCCCAACCACGGGCTTTATGAACTGTTGCATCTACATGATAGCCTTGTTCTAACCAATGGCGACGAACCCTATAGGCCAATTCGTTTGCGCCTGCTTCTGTAAGAAAATCTCTTTGTGTCCTGCTCATACTAACATCTCCTGTGCTTCAATGTTGTTGTCAATGTCTTCCATAATTTCATCAAAATCCATAATAGGCATTACGACTCGATGAATTATTTTACCTTTTACCCGATTCAAATGCCGTTCAATAGACAAGATCTGCATGGTGTTCGAAGTAACATAGTTTTTACGTACTTTGATGCCACTTGGTAACGGATATTCTATTAAGATACTCCAAATTGTACGCATGGGTTTCTCCTCACGCCGCGAGTGCTATTTTGGCTTTGACGGTGACCACTGTGGTCATTTCCGTATCGTCTTTAGTGCAGGATTTATAGGCCTTCAAAAGCGTCTCAAGAGCCTCAATGCCCTTAAGGGTGACACCGTACGTCTTAAACAAGAGTTCTTCGTCAATAACTTTCTTAGCGCGAAGATGAATGGAAAGATCGTACATGTCACCTTCAAGATGATCAGTGCCAGTAGCAATAACCATATCTTTCAAGTCTTTTAAATTCTTCTCACCGTCCTTGATCTCAAAAGATTGGATGGCGTACTGGTCTGCAAGGGTGAGGTTCGTGTTCATCTGTATTCTCCATCTGGGCAGCAACACCGCGTCGCTGACAACACCTATAAACCACATCTGAATTAATGTTGCAACCCTTAAGTGTCATTTTTTTTAAAATTATTTTCTAACCTACCCATTGTAGGATTTGCTTCTAATCGGACATCTTTGTTTGACCAAGTCCAACACTCACCCGTTTCGTTTTGAAAGCATACCCAACAAAGATGATACTCAACCCCATAATCTATTAAAAAATGAGCCATTGCTTTCCCTTTTGGTGTGTCTAGTGGTAATGGTGGATCTATACGGATCATGCAATTTTTCCTTTCTTTTTATTGAATTTCCATAGGGCCGACTCAACCTCGCGTTGCATGTAATCAACAAACTTCCTTTGTAATTCACGATTATCTTTAGCATTTTCAATCATTCCTATGACCACAAAATTCAATATTATTCCTGCCATACTTAGAGCCCAAATAGCTCCCATAAATTCTGCTAGTTCTCGCGGAGTAACCATATTCTTCTCACTTCCTTTTTAATATGCGGTTGCAACAAAACTGGAAATTTTTCAATTGCAGGTAATCGTTCTTTAACTGGTAAACTTAAAATATCAAGCGCCACATGATAAATTTGCAATGATATAGTCGATTGAATCATGGGAGATTGATCTTCCAACGCCATTCGACCAGCCATAACACCTTCTATAATTTCACTTGGTCTCGTCACGTTCTGCCAAATATTTTTCAAAGGCATGAAAGGCAGCACTGGATCCAAGCGCGATACAGACAAACGCTCCTTTTTCTTGCGCTGCATACAGATACTCCAATTGTTTATCTTGCCATTTTGACTTCGTGTGATCTCGACGTTTCATCTCGCAAACAAAAGAAGGATTACCCGGTATAATAATATCAGCCGCGCCCGGCGTCATGCCCTCTGCTTTTTCACGTACAACCTGCCGAAACCCTTTTTTCCCCTCATTGCGTGGGTGAATAGCAATCAAGCCCCAAGTATCAGGATAAGTTCGGCGGAGTTGATTAAAAAACGTAATTTGCTCTAACGATTCCTCCGCGCATGTTCCGCGAAAATTTACGTCGCCAAAAACTTTAATGTTCTCTGGAAATTTCATCTGGTTTCCTATTATACGCAAAGACCTTGAACCAGCCGTTTGCATCCTTCTGATACGTTATTGTTAACGGTTGTTCACCGGCCAACTCATCATACCGCGCTTTTTCTTCTACACCCTTTGCCCAGTTAGGCTCCTGCGGTATCCAATAAGAAAATGTCCTATGCGCCGTGGTAACATCTACCTTGATCATAGGACGCCCTGCACGGCTTAATGTTGGACGAATCTCCCATCCTAGCACCCTATCTGTTTGGCGTCTTGTAGGATCCGCCTTCATGGCTTGAAACTCAATCCTGAGCTTTTCATTGGGGTCTACAATTTCGCCCTTACATTCTATGCAGTACCGCGCAGCAATATCATTCTCGCCACTGCAGTGTGGGCATTCTTTATGTGTCCAACGGTATCGGCATTGCTCTTGATCGCCACCTTTTACGTCAAGCCATCCTTGACACCTACGCCCATGGTGCGCCGGTATGTCGCCAAATTCTGATGGGATACGCTGCCAATTCAGATCGCAAAAATACCCTGCATCATCGACATTGTAGCCCTCGTCATTAATTCGCGCCTTAAACTCATTGATCTTGTTACAATCTGGGCAACGGCACTTAACCGTCAAACCTTCAGACTGCAAACCAGTTACCTTCACTTTTGGATCAAAAACATCCCCATCTGGGCAATGTCGCTCGATGTTCTCTGCGTAGTCCAACAAAAGACAATCTTCTTTGCCATCATACAACCGAAGACCCCGGCCAATAATTTGCTGCAGAAGGCCAACCGACTCCGTGGCTCTCAATATCGCAATTACATCCACATGCGGTGCGTCAAACCCTGTAGTCAACACCGACACGTTCACAATGTACTTAATTTCACGCGCCTTAAATCGGGCAATGATGTTTGAACGTTCTTCGCGTGGCGTATCGCCGGTCACAATCGCAGACAAGCCCGCTGGTAAGCTCTCAATGCATTCGTAAGCGTGTTGCACCGTAGCCGCAAAGATCATTACTCCTTGCCTGTCCCTACTTTGGGAAACAACGTCTGCGATAATAGCCGCTGTCTTGCGCCCCTGACCGATATACGCCCTGTCAACGTCTGCCGCATCAAACTGTCCCCTGCTGTTCAATTCCATGCCAAGCGTATGATACGACTCCGCCCTGATCGCGCCCAAGATTGGCTCTGTCAGATACCCCTGATCAATCAATTCCCTCGCCGTAATACGATGTACACACGAAGCAAAATAAGGATCTTTGGTTTCTTTCTCACCAACGGGATTGCCGTCCGCCCACTGGCGAAAGATGTAGCCGCTCCCGAACCGATACGGCGTTGCCGTCATTCCTACTACGCGAAGATTGGCGTTCTGCTCCCGCATGGCATGTACAATACCTTTAACCGTCGGTGTAATGCCGTGACACTCATCAATCACGATCATAGCGAACTGGCTGCCAAACTTTTCAATCCGGTTCTTGACCGTCAATGGCGTACCAAACACCACCGGATGGCGCAAAGAGATCTTTCCTGCAGAGGCAGAAAACAGTGAGAACGGATTACCGGTTGCCCCATATTTTTCACTGTTCTGAATTACCAGCTCCGCAGAAGGCGCAAGACACAACACATGTTTGCCATTGGAAATGCGGTGAATAGTGTTCGCAATCTCCGCAATAATATGGCTCTTCCCCGCGCCCGTAGCGGCTTCAATCATGCATGGCGTCTTTGACTTGGTAATCCATTGGATCACCCGATCGTGCGCCTCCTGTTGATATGGTCGTAGCATTATTTAAACGTCCAATACGTTGTTGGCTTGCCACGATAGGGTTCCAGATCAACATGCGGGATATGCTCCTTAACAACCTTGGAGTAGCTAATTGCACCCTCGCGTTCGATCTTGGTAAGGCTATGTCCGTTAATAAAACAAGGCTCCCCACCTGCCACTTGGACGATCTTTTCAAGCAATTCCTTCTTGCGCTCATCACTCGCCTTCATGTCTTCAACTAAATCGAAATATTCTGCGGCTAATTGACGCAACTCTGGTTTTTCATTGTCTTGCTTCTTTGGCTGTAAGTGCCGCTCAACCATTGGATGTGTTTGTTCCACCAAGAACCTTTGATAGAACGCGAGAAGCATTGGCATATTCGCCTGAATCCAAGGATCATCATACGCAATAATCTCATTGCGCGACTCAGCAGGCGTCCACTGATAAAAATGACACCAAGGACGGCCCGTTATAAATAACTGGATTTGGATTTGGGCGTAGTAATGCATTTGAAGAGCCAACGGCTTAAACGGGACCGGACTTTTCTCATGGCGTAGGCTGTAGGGGCATTTAACTTCAATAAGCCCTTCCTCACCCACCAGACCATCCGGGGACGCGCCAAGCCAATGCATGTGTGTATAGAACCCTGCAGGCTTAACCGTGACGCCGGTTTCCATCTCGTATTCTTTAATCGCACCAGCTTCATTGGCTACACCCCACTCGGTCGCAACATTACCCGTAAATTCTGAAGGCGCACCAAACTTTTCTCGTACCATGCGGCGCATTACGTCGTCTGGTGAACTATAGGGGGAAAGACCAAGAATGGCCCCAACTGCTGAACCCGTAATTCTATTTTTACGTGCCGCAAACCATTCTGGTGAACGTTGTTCCATTATACCATCTCCATAACTGGCCGTAGCCGTTTCAATCTTTTAATTGCGTCTTGTGGGTAAGTTCTACTAATATGCATGATAGAGATAATTTGCTCTATCTTACGACGCCAGTCACGCTGTTCTGACAAATCGCTCGTAACAACTTCATTCTCAAAGTCTTCTAAAACACTCACTGTTCGGCGAGCTGCACGTATAACAGATGTATAATCTGGCTCATCAATAAACGATGCATGAACCAACATCTCTCCCCGTTTTTCAGCAGAAGTCTTAACTATAGGTTCATCTTTTTCACGAACCTTTGGGCCAAGGCCAAACTCTTTTAGATATCCCGCAACCAAATCATTAAGCGTAATCGCTGCTTCTGTATTAACCATTTTTCTCTCCATTTAAATTTAAGAAAAGGGGGCGACCCCAAGGATTAAAAGACCGCCCCCTCCACAACCCCGTCCCCCTCAGAACGGGATGTTATCGTCTTCTACCTTTGAAGATAGAACATTCTTAATCGTAGCAACAATGCCATTCTTTGGAGAAACCGCAGAAATCCAATTGCCGCTCATCTTTTCACCCTTTTCAGTTTCCATGTTCCACATCATAACCTTGATGTTCATGGGCTTGTTTGTCAGGTGAAGAGACATTGATTCGTCAGTAGGCATTTTGCCAGAAGATAGCAACTTACCGCCCGCATTCGAATCAACCGCAGCTAACATACGTTTAGCCTTATCGCGTTTTGTGTCTGCATTCTTCGCTTTAGGATCCGCGTCCGAAACCCATAGCTTTTGAAAAACCTTACGGTTCTTGTATTCGATAGGAGCAAGCACTGACCACCGGAAAGAAATTAAGTTCTCACCTGTAGGTGTTGTATCCCACTTGGCTTCATCGATAATTGCCGTGCAAGTCGTATCATTAGGAATGGGTTCAATATTACCCCCGCCTATTTCAAACTGACTGCCAGTTTTAGCAATATCATCGCCGTCCGATAGATCCCAGAAATTAGCCATTTTACTTCTCCTTCTTAACCGTTACCCGACGCAATGATGGAATATGATCAACCAGCGGATTAGTTCCCAATACAACCGACAATGGTTCAGAAATACCAAAACGGTTCTTTGAAACATTGGCCGCAGTCGCATGACAAACTAGTACACGAGTTCCATCACTAATGGCTTTTTTCTTATCCCCATCGCCAGTGGTAAAGGTTTCTAACTTCAGATAACCAACCAAATCAACGTCATCGACATATGCTGGCTCTGATTTAGCATGAAGACGCAATCCCCACTTTGAGAATGATTCATCGTCTGGTGGGTTTTCAGTACCAATCTCGCTGTGGGCAATAAAGACTGTATGCATACCACGCTTGTCAGCCAGAAGACCTGCCGCCTTACGAAGACGAGAATGCATCGCTGCAACCGCCTCACGGCCTGCTCCATAACCACCAAGTGCTTGTTGAATACCCTTAGGCTTCTTAACGTCTGTATCTACAATGTATTGCGCGAACATGCGCTCCAATGCCGTCACACTATCCACAATCAACGTTTCATATTCATGTGGTTCATTGATCAATGCCTTTAACTGATCCCATAACTCATCCGGGTTAGTTAAAAGCGGAAACGCATCTGGGCGAAGATTTGTTGGAATAGCCTGTAAGCCATCTTCTGCGCGAATCACAATTGGTTTTGGAAATGTAACCGCTAAGGTTGTTTTACCCATGCCTGCGTTGCCAAAGATCGTTGCAATTACAGGGCGGTCGGCTGGTTTAGATATCGTATTCAATATGCTCATTGAGCACTCCTTTCTGCTTCGACGCTTGACAAATGGAACAAACTGGTTTGAATGTCAACAACGAAATGTGCCAATGGAATAATTTAATGGAAACAACTGACATCCCAATGGAGCGCATACGCCGTGCTCTCGCAGACAGAAACCCCGCAAAAGTGGCAGAGGCAATTGGTCTTCATGAGAACACGATTAGGGCCATAATGACTGGGAAAAACAACAACCCAACGCTTTCAACCTTGACCAAAATAGTAGAATATCTCTTTCACAAGAAAGACTAATAATGTCCAATCATAGAGAATTTTGGGAAGCGGGATACCGTGTTTTTGGTCTGCATCCTATTCGTAAAGACGGATCCTGCGGTTGCGGGACAAAAGACTGTAAGGCTATCGGAAAACATCCGCTTGCGTCCAACTGGCAGCATACTCCTCATTGGTCAGAAGATCAGATTGAAGTCATGGAGGAAACCGATCAGTTTATTACTGGTTATGGCGTCCTTGTTCGCGGTCTGCTTGTTATCGATGTCGATGCCCGTAATGGCGGTGTTGAATCTTACGAAGCCTTAATAGCTGATGTACCATCTATTGCCGGTGCAGGCATGATTGTCGAAACAGGATCGGGCGGCGGTTCACGCCATCTCTATTTCAAGTGCGACGAAGGATTGGCCCTAGCCCAGCACCATCCAGATTACCCCGGCATCGATTTTAAATCGTCAGGCTACGTGGTTGGCCCCGGTTCACTTCATGCTTCTGGCCGCAATTATACCGTCCTGACAGGAACTCCCTCCGACATTGATGATGCCCCACCTGAACTTATCAAGGGACTCGCCAAAACCGATCGCGTCCGCGCTGACATAGGAACCGGAACTGTTGACGTATCACATGGTGACCTTGCAGACATGCTTGCCCATATCGACGCAGATATTGACCACGAGACTTGGATCCGATGCGGCATGGCTATTCACCATGCAACCCTTGGGACAGGTTTTGATCTATGGGATAAGTGGTCATCTAAAGGTAGCAAATATCCGGGGCATGATGTTCTTGAACGCCGCTGGCATTCGCTCGGTAAAGCCGTAAACCCAGTCACGCTTGGCACTCTTGTTCATTACGCGGAGCAGGGCGGATGGGTGCAACCCGTGACATTTGAGCCAAACGAAGCCCCAGTTATCACGGCAGAAGAAGAAGCTCCTGTTACCGGAAACACGATTGATACTTCGGGTGTAGATCTTAAACGCCCTCCCGGCTTCGTCGGCACTATTACCGATTGGATTAACGATCAGTCTCGTTACCCCCGCGAAACCATTGCAGTCGCTGCAGCTCTCACCTCGATCGGGAACATCATTGGTTTGCGCTACGCTGATGAACTTGGAGATGTAACGTCAAACATCTTTGCCTTCTGCGTGTCTGCATCTGGAACCGGTAAAGAAGCCATCCAACAAGCATCCCTTGAAATTCATAAGTCTGCAGGGATCGAGCAAGCCGTATACTCATCTATCAAGTCGGAGCAGGAAGTCGTTCGCAATCTCACGCGCAACCAAGCATCCTTCTATATCCTCGATGAGGTCGGTATCTTTCTTGAGAAAGTTAAGAATGCTCAAAAGCGCGGTGGTGCAGCATATCTTGAAGGCGTGATTGGTATTCTCATGTCCACGTACTCCAAGGCAAATGGTTGGATGCCACTGTCTGGTGACGTTCGTGAAGATGTTCGTAAAGGTATTCTCCAAGAAATTTCCCAACTAAACCGCAAAATAGATGATGGCGACAAAAGCCCAAATTTAAAGCGCGACGTTGATCACTTGGAAAAATCTTTAGGCACTCTCAAAAGCGGACTAGAAAAACCGTATGTTTCCCTATTAGGCTTTACCACGCCAATCACTTTTGATGGTCTTGTTACACAGGAAACAGCAGCCAATGGTTTTTTTGGGCGCGCTTTGATCTTTAATGAACGCAACGATGTTCCACATGAAAAAAAGAAGTTCCGCAAACGTCCAATGCCAATGGAACTTGATCTTGCCTTAAAGCAACTTTATATGAATGGGAACTTTAACCAAACTGACCATCGGATTGAGAACAGAGGACCACGAACTGAAGTAGCCACCACCCCCGAAGCAGAAGCCATGCTGGAATCCGCTATGGACATCATGCACGGACTTGCCGAAGACCATACCGAACAGTCTGGAATGTCATCTCTGTTTCTCCGCGCCAAGGAACTTATTGCCAAAATATCGTTTATCCTTGCCGTTCCGTCTGGTCTTCGTACCGTTGAACATGTCCGCTGGGCATACGCCCTAATCCGTCGTGACGCCGAAGAAAAAACCCGTCTCGTTATCGGTAACGATCGACAGAAAGATGCACCCAAAACCGCCCTCGTTAGCAAATTAGAAAATTTATTGGCCAGAGAAGAAGGAGAAACGCTTGGGGTACTTGTCAACAAATTAAAATCGTTTAAAAGGGAAGACATAGAGCGTTGTCTAAAAGAGATGTTGAACAATAAACAAATCACCCTTGAAGAAACCATCCATCCCCGTCGTAAAATCAAAGTGAAAAGGTTTAAATTAAAATGACTGAAGTGCTCGATCTAAAAAACCACATGGATAAGAAACAACAAAAGCAACAAATTGCCGCATATGACGCCATGGCAAAATCTGTAGACGGAATGCCAATTGGAATGATCCTTAATGTGATGATTGCTTTTATTGCTCAATTGATCAAAGACATGCCCTCTGATGAGCGTATGCGATTGGCTAGTGCATTTTATCAAGTTATCGTCACGCCAGTGAAAAAAAAGGAAATCATCCAATGAGTGCGACATATATTGTAGAACAAGATTCAGATCTTATCGTATGCGCCATGGGTATTGGTGGCACGACAGTGCATGTAAAAGGGCTTCCCGCAGGCAAAGGTTGTATTGGTCGTCGTTGTTCCGCATGGCGTTGGGAAACCATCGTTGATGAGTGGGATGATAAGAAAAACGAGTGGAATACACACCATAGTGATGAACGTGGTTATTGCGGTTTTATAGGAGAGTGAAATGGGTCAGTTAAAAGATTGGTATGATAATTGGTTGAAAGATTTAGAAGAAATAAAAAAAACTGATTGGCAACCAATAGAAACAGCGCCGAAAGATACATTGGTTATCTTGTATTTAAGAGATGGAGACATTGTAATTAATGAAGGTTGGCACACTTATGACGAACCTCCATATGGAGAACCATCAAAAGAATTGTATTGGATGGATTTAGAAACAGGAAAAACTCTTCATCCCACCCATTGGATGAAATTGCCGGAGCCGCCAAAATGATTAACAAAGATAAACAGTACCGCACCCGCAACGGTCGTGAGGTTCGGATTTATGCAACGGATGGGAATAGTATTTGGGCAGTTCATGGAGCCATTCTTGTGGAAGATGGTTGGTGGGCAATGTGTTGGGCAAAAGATGGGAAATTTATATGCGGTGGAGTTTATGATGGTTCACCTTCATCTGCGTCTGACCTTGTTGAAGTCAAACAACGCATCAAAAAGACAATTTGGGTTAATATTGATAAACAGACAGATGATTTTTTTGACACAAAAGAAGATGCTGATGAATATGCTTCTCAACACCGCATCGCTTGCGTGAAGGTTGAAACAGACTGCGAAGAAGGAGAGGGGCTATGACTGACAACCCACACTATGTGACGCCTGAAGAGGCTCAGGAAAAAATATGCCCGATGCCAATCCACGATTTTAATTGTGCTGGCCCAAAGTGCATGGCTTGGCGGTGGGAAAACGAAGAAAAAGAATGGATTAACACTGGCGTTGGTGAAGGCCATTGGAAGCCCGCTCAAAGAACCCACGGCTATTGCGGGATGGTGCGGACATGATCAGCAAAGACAAACGCTACCGCACCCGTGATGGGCGTGAAGTGCGGATTTATGCGACGGATGGGAAATATCCATTCACTATTCAAGGCGCTGTTAAAACAGAAGAAGGAGAATGGGAACAACAAAGTTGGACCAATAAGGGCTTTTTTATGTTGGTAGATGGGTGCCATAACGATCTCGTCGAAGTCAAACCACGCATCAAGCGGACGTTTTGGTTTAATATTGTCCCTGAGACGCAAGGAGCAACCATTGGATGTTTATCAAAAGAACATGCCGATAGGTTGCAAGCGCCTAACCGTCTTGCTTGTGTGAAGGTTGAAATTGATGTGGAAGAAGGTGAGGGGCTATGACTGACTGGCAACCTTTTATTCATGACGTATTGGCTTGGGGCGGCGCTGCAATTGTAGCAATTATTGTTCTTGGAAGCATTATTTTTGTTCCGTATCCACACCCCAAATGGGAAGATGAATTAAAGCGGCGTAGTGAAGAAGCATCCGCCAAGATTCGCAAAATTGGTTTGGAAGAAGCGCAATTGGAATTTTACATTACGCTTACGGCCTGTTTAAAAAGCATAATGGAAACAGAGGAGCCGCCAAAATGACTGACTGGAAACCAATAGAAACCTGCCCAAAAGATCATTGGGTATTGGTATATGAACCCGGCTGGCATCTTATGGTTGCCAAATGGATTTACGCAGACCAATGGCAATATGCCCAAATTGATGATCCTAAATTTTATTTAAGTTGCCGTCCTACCCATTGGATGAAATTACCGGAGCCACCAAAATGAAAACACTAATCCGCTACGAATACGAACCACACAACGTCTGGGTTTTATGGGAGGGCAAGGATGGCGACCGCTGGTATGAGCATATCGTTGTAAATGGGGAGGTGCAGTGGTGATGGATAAAGAAATAGAAACGACGATCAACAGATTATTGGCCGATAAAAAAATGGCAGTAGATTTGGCTGATTATTTGATAAAAGAAAATGTTAAACTGCGGGAAGCGTTGAAAAAGACAGTTGAGGTCTGCGATGTGGTCTTAAACAAAGAATTTAATTGGGCTGTCAAAATGACCCTTATGAAAGAAAATGTTGCTTTGGCCCGCGCCGCACTGAAGGAGCATGAGTGATGGCTATCATTAAACAACATCTGCCGAATTACGTCTCTATTGACCCGCAAGAATCGGAGTTCGAAACGCTCGAAGACTTGATGAATGTGGGGTTTGTTAAACAATGGACTGACAACCGTTGGGGAGATGATTTTCATCAATTCAGCATCAGCCATAATGATTGGATTGTAAAATATGGCCACGAAGATTATATGCATCTCATGGCCGAAATGGATGGCGGGAAAAAGTGGTATGTAATCGGTTACATTTATGGCTCGTCGCCAGAAGAGATTGGTCTCCCTAAATGGAAAAGAGCGAAGGAGGGTAAGTGATGGATAAAGAAAAAGAAACGGTTTGGACAAGTGATATGGGTTTTATGCCGCCAATACCAAAAACAGAAGGCCGTACTATTTGCCGTGAAGAATGCCAGCTAACTGAATATAAACAAGAGATTGAACGGTTGCGGGAGGCCGCAAAAGATCGGCCAAAAGATCGGCCAAAAGATGCCGCTGACGAGATTAAGCGGTTGCGGGGAGCACTGCGGGAAATTTATGAAGTGTATGCGGGATCAGAAGGAATACCTCAACCCTTGACCGCCGCCGAAGGTTACTTGTTGTCACTTTTTATGGAAACGGTAAGGATTGCACAAGAATCAATGAAGGAGGGTAAGTGATGGATATTGTTGAAGAACTCAAGATTATGGCCCCATATTATCCCCTGCAAGGTAAAGCCGCCAATGAGATTGAACGGTTGCGGGAAGCGTTACGGCTCATGCCAAAAACAATTACCGATGCCGTCAAAGAAATTGAACGGTTGCGCAGTCGCCTTGAGAAGCCAACACCGGCTATGCTAGAGGCAGGCAGGGCCGCGAACAGGCTGGTGGCAGATAACGCGCTTGGGCTAGCCTGCATAGCACCGGATGCTGCATGGGCGGCTATGGTTAACCTTGTTTTATCGGAGGATAAATGATGGAAAACTGGACATTGGATAAATGGTTGAGTGAGCTAGATGATCACGCCAAGCAAGATTTATATTTTGAAATTAGCGGCCATAGCGCCGGGGCCTTGCGGGATCGTATCAATCACTTGAAGGACATTAAGGACAAAGAGATTGAACGGCTCCGGGATTGGATTGGGCACATTAACTATCATGTTAATCGCAATGGTGCAGAACATTCATCGCCAACGGAAAGGTACTTACAAACGGTATGCCTCACCGCATTAAGGGGGGATAAGTGATGGATATTGTTGAACGGCTGCGCCGCATAAATGCTTTTCTTCACATCACAGAAGACGAGCCAGAATATGATTACAGACTTTCTTATGAAGCCGCCGATGAAATTGAACGGCTGCGGGGCATATTGCAACAAATCGCAGCATTGAGCATGAAGACATTCCTACGCCAAAAACGCCTAATGAAGGCACAACATGGACTGTGTTGGCGATGGCGGTCGGTCTGGCTGAAAAAGCACTGAAGGAGGGTGAGTGATGGATAACGAAAAAGAAATAGTTTGGACAGATGACATGGGGTTTATGCCACCAATGGTAAAAACAGAAGGCCGAATTATTTGTCGGCATGAGTGTCAGCTAACAGAATACAAGGCAGAGATTGAACGGCTACGGGAGGCTGCAAAAGATCGGCCAAAAGATCGGCCAAATGATGCCGTCAATGAGATTGAACGGTTGCGGGAACTGTTTGAGTTGGAGCGCAAAGATAATATTGACGTGCGTTATCACCTTGCAAAGGCCAATGATCAAATTGAACGGGTGCATCGCGAGATGGCCATGATGGTCAAGCGCGAGCACTATATCAACGCAATTAAGAGTTTGTCGGTGTGCCAAAACCAGATTGAGACCATGATGCTAGAACTTCGCCGCCTTGACCCGAAGAATGCCATTGCGGGTGATGCCTATATCGTTTTGGGTATGCTAGAAGCTATGATCACGCTTAATCCTGATATGCAAACTGACGAATGGAAGGCCGACCAGAAGGCAAAACAGGAAGTACGCGATGCTGAGTATCGTGCTGCCAAGGAGAAACGCCGCGCCAAAGTACAGGAATTGATGTGGGAAGGCACCTCAATGATCACAAACGCAGAACTGAAAGAAGGTGAGTGACCCTGTTATATCACTTAGCGCCACTTTTCGCATACGAGTAACCGTATAATATCAGTTAATACTCATTCGCGTATAGGAGATTATAATGCTACCCCATGAAATGTTTCCATCTGAACTAATGGATGCCTTACGCAAACAAGCCCAGGAGTGTGAAGATTCCGAACGTTGCCCTGAAACCGGTGTGTCTACGTTTCCCAAAGAAACTACCCTTGAATGGGCGGCTGCCGATCAGATCAAATATTTCCTGTCAGAGATCCGCATGTATGAGAGCCTGTACTACGATATCTATAGGTCGATAAGAGATTTTGATAGTTTGAAAGAAAACTTATAATTCTTGTTGACCCCTGTAATTAAAGATGACATAAGGATTGGGCAGGGCAATGGTGCCTTCCAGATGGAGAATGAAAATGACTCTTCCAAAAATTGTAATGACAAAAAAAGTTGACGGCTTAAACAATAAGGCGTTTGAAGTTTCATTAATTAGGCGTAAGGCAGGTTGGGATGGCCATAGAAATGCTCCAGAGGCATGGTTTGTGAGAACAGAAGATCTTCACCCAACTGACCAACGCTGGTTTCACAAAGTGTTCAACGATTCACACACTGCTCTTGAGGCTTATTGCAACGTAGAATAACACCGGGGGCTTCGGCCCCCACCCCTTCACTCTAACCGGAGAACACTATGCCACGCGGACGTATTAAAGGAACGTATAGAAAATATACCGTTGACTATCTGGATGACGCTCTACAAATGATATACGGTGGAAAATCAATGGCTCAAACGGCTAAATATCTCGGCGTCCACAGGCAGGCTCTCCACAGGGCATTCAAATTGCAAGGCAAACTACCACGTAAGGTTCTTTAATGAGCAGCGACATTCTTATCAAACAGCTATATGCCAAGTCGAACAACGATGAGGAATCAGATGCTGATCTGCTAAGAATTGCCGCTATGCGATTAAAACACGTCGAAGAGGCGTTATGTTTCGTGGGTGTCATATGTGGACAACAAGAGTCTGATTATGCCTTACAGTGCGCCGATGTTGCTTATACCGTTTACCAGTTTGACCCATTCACAGATTATCGTATGCAAAAGGTTACATTACAGTGAGTAAGAAGATTTCTGACATCCCTCTTCATGCCATGTTTATAGCCCTTGTGTACGCTATGCGTAGCAATAACCTTGCGCGTGTTAAGAAGTTGAATAAGATGATCCACGCCCGTATTGGGCACCTCCTTTGACTTATGGGCTCCCTTCGGGGGGCTCTTTTTTTATGTTCGGAGAACACTATGCCTACCCAACCAATTAGCTTTGAACTTCTTCTTGAAACACTGCGCGTCTTTGAAGATTGCAACAACAACGTCTCTGCAGCCGCTCGGTCCCTAAACATTCCACGGCAGACATTTGATCACCGGTTAGGCCGCGCCAGAGAGCAGTTCCCTAATGGTTCCCCAGAAAAAAACATCACTGGCCGGTGGACCTATCCCCGTATCATCACAAAAGATGTCCCAAACACGCAGTGGGTAATTGGTTCTGATCTCCACATTTGGGATGGCGACCCGCCCCTGATTTACAAAGCCTTCGTAAAAGTATGCAAGTCTCTCAAACCAGATGGTATCATTCTGAACGGAGACATTATCGATGGCGCTAGGATTTCACGCCACCCGTCAGTACGCGGCAGCAAAGCGCCAAAAATCGAGAAAGAAATCGAGACTGCCAAGAAGTGGCTTAAAATGCTCCCCAAGACCAAACACCGCCTCTGGACCATGGGGAACCACGACGTCCGAATCGATAATTACGTTGCCTCTAACGCCAATGAACTTGACGGATATATCATGTCCCTCCAAGAGCACTTTACCGACTGGGAAATCGCATGGGCATTCGAACTTAACAACACCGTTGAAATCAGACACCGTTTCCGAGGCGGCATCCATGCAGGTTGGAACAACGCTCTCCACGGAGGGATTAGCATGGTTACAGGACATACGCACCAGCTCCAGATGACTGCTATGCGCGACAGAAACGGCTCACGATGGGGCATTGAGACTGGGACACTAGCCGACCCCTTTGGACCACAGTTCCAGTACGCTGAAGGATCCCCCAGCCGATCGCAAATGGGCTTTGTTGTCATTAACTTTGATGAGGATGGGAACTTGATGCCGCCAGAACTATGCGAGATGATTCGCGGTCGTCCGGTGTTCCGTGGGCAGTACATTATGTAAAAGGGGTACGGGCTATGGTTAGCACACACTCATGCACATCCATTGTCTTAAGCCATGCCCCCGTACAACATAGCAGCATTGTATTTACAGCAAACGGACAATCAGCCGCACGACCAAGCCAGAACACAAACCAGACAAGGCCAACTAGTCCGAGGGCTAACTTGTAAACAATCCTTACAAGTTGCGGCCCCCATCTTTATCTCGGAGCAGTGGGATCTCCCACATCGCCTGCCAGTAGGTGCAGGAACTTGTTTAGACGATGCCCCGAAAAACTGGTGAAGAGGGTTGGATTCGAACCAACTCCGTTTCTATGTGCCGGATTTACAGTCCGGTGCCCATCCGCCGTCTGAGCAGCCTCTTCGAATAGATGGTCAAAGTGGTAGGATTTGAACCTACGGCCCTCTGGTCCCAAAACAGATGCGCTACCAGACTGCGCTACACTTTGAAAAACTCATGCCCCCTAGCAGTGTGCGATGCAGGAACATACTAGGGGGATTATTTTTTTTACTCGTCGTGGTCTGCGATGTCAACGTCATTGCTGGTCTCTTCGATCTCAACCAACTTCTCTTCGCCGTCTTCATCAACGGTCAACATAAGGATTGGTTTCTCGAAGGCTTCTGCCATCAAGTCAAAATCGTCAGCCAGCTCTTCAAACGTTTCGCCGAGTGGAACTGAATCTTCTTCCATCCAGAACTCAATCTCGTCGTTCTCGTCGTAAAAAACCTCACGAATTACAAACGTGTCTTCGGAAAACGAATCTTCTGCGTCCTTTGGCAGCATGATAACGCGATAGTTCCAGCTCATGGTCTCACTCCGTTCGTTGTCAGTTACAGGGGTCATTGCGACACCCCATTCAAATGAAATTATGGTTGCAGTCGATAACATCGGCTTGGGTACTCCTGTTGAAATTGCGAAACGACCCCATCATAGAATGGTTGCGAATTGATGACAATTGCCTTTTCAAGCCCATTTTGGACAATCAACGAGTTATACTTATTTGGAAAAGTTTAAAGTTTTTGTTTAAATATTTTATGTAACGCATTGATTTGTAACGCTTTTACATGTCATATGTATAAGTGGAAGGATATCCCTGAATTAGACTCATTAGAGAGAGATACATACTCATAGATATACAGTTACCCTGACACGATTTGGAACTATAGAGATAGTAAGATTTTATTATTATTTATATATATATATATATTAACTATTACTATAGCAGCAAAATCAATGACTTAGGGCAAAGTTTACACCTATCACTTGAAGATATCCGTGCATATCCATGCGTTTGTATAGGGGGACTGGTAAAATCCCTTGGGATGGCTTATGTTGTAGGTGAAATTGGAGGTTCCCCATGGCTAAAGTTGGCCGCCCATCGACGTATAAGCCTGAGTACTGCAAGACAGTCATCGAACTCGGTAAACTGGGGAAATCGTATTCTCAGATGGCAATCGCTTGCGGTACTGTTCGTGGTACTTTGGATTATTGGAATAAGGAAATCCCTGAGTTTTCAGCAGCTCTCGCGTTAGCAAGGGAATATTCGCAGAATTGGTGGGAAGAAGCAGGGCAAAATGGCCTTGATAATCGTAATTTTAACGCCCAGCTGTGGCTAAAGAACATTTCCTCACGCTTTCGGGATGATTACGCAGAGCGCCGCGTTAATGAAGTGGTTGGCAAAGATGGTGGACCTGTAAAGATTGAAACAAAAGTCATTGAAGCAAAAGATCTGGACGACGAATCGCTGGATATCATTGAACAGGCTCTTGCTGCGTCTTTAGAGGCGTCTGAGGACGAATGAGCAAGAAAGCCGGTATCATAGCCCCTAATCGCGACGCGCCCGTTCACATCCGTTTAAAAGGCGAAATAGTCGATGCCACTAAGTCGCTGTTCAATGTCCGCAAGGAAAAATGCGAACGCAGTCTAGAAAACTTTATCAAATACGCATGGGAAGTGGTCGAACCGGGGCAACCATACTCGGATAATTGGCATATTGGGTTCATTTGCAAGCACTTGCAGGCCATTACAGACGAAGTGATGATTAACGATGAACAGTATTACAATCGCCTTCTGATCAACGTTCCGCCCGGCATGATGAAGTCCTTGCTGCTCAACGTATTCTGGCCTGCATGGGAATGGGGTCCGCGCAATATGCCGCACCTGCGCTATGTCTGCGCCTCGCACTCCCTGAACAACGCTATCCGTGACTCAACCAAGATGCGACGCCTCGTATCGTCTGACTGGTATCAGGAACGCTGGGGAGACAGGGTAAAACTTACAGGCGATCAAAACCAGAAGACCAAGTTTGAAAACACAATGACTGGTTTTCGCCAAGCGATTGCTATGGATGGCATGACAGGTGCTCGTGGCGATCGCGTATTGATCGATGACCCTCATTCTGTTGATAGTGCCAACTCTGAAGCACAACGGCAGTCTACCATCGATACCTTCGAGACGGCAGTGCCAACCCGACTAAACAACCCAGACAAGTCGGCCATCATTGTTATCATGCAGCGGCTCCATGAAGAGGACGTTTCTGGTGTAATCATTGAGAAGCAGCTTGGTTATGACCACATCATGTTGCCCATGGAGTACGATCCAGAACGCGCCGCGCCAACAATGTTGGGCCATGAAGACCCGCGCACGGAGAAGAACGAACTTCTATTCCAGTCCCGTTTTCCTCGCCATGTCGTTGATCGTGATAAAAAAATCATGGGATCCTTTGCAGTTGCAGGGCAGTTCCAGCAGACGCCAACGCCAGATGATGGTGGTATCATCAAAAAAGCCCACTGGCAGTTGTGGGAAAACGACAATATGTTTCCTGATTTCGACTTCATCATCGGATCAGTGGATACCGCATTTACCGAGAAGACCGAGAACGACTATACCGCTATGACCGTTTGGGGCGTGTTCTCTGAGGATCCTGTCGCGCAATCGTCAAAAATCGAGCGTGTTTACAAGCAGCCGCACCCGAAGGTTATGTTGATTTACGCTTGGCAGGAACGGTTACAGCTCGCAGGCGTGGTTGAAAAGATCTCTTGGACCTGCAAGAAGTTTCCAATCGATCGCGTCCTAATCGAAGACAAGGCGGCAGGCATTCCGGTGGCAACCGAGCTTCGCAGGCTCTATGCAGGGTCAAACTTCGGCGTTCAGCTCGACAACCCCGGATCCATCGACAAGCTATCTCGCCTGTATTCTGTTCAGCATTTGTTCGAAGAAGGCTTGGTTTACGCTCCCGACAAGGCTTGGGCTGACGAGGTAATCCAGCAGTGTATCCGCTTTCCAAAGGCCAAACACGATGACCTAGTGGACACAGTGTCCATGGCTATGCGATACTTGCGCCGATCTGGGTTTATTCAGAGGGCAGAGGAAGTACAGGCGGCATTGGATGACACCAAGCTGCACCGTGGTACTCCGCCCGTACCGCTATATGGGGTTTAACGTATGCCGCTCGCACCTCCTAATCTTCGCCTACCGGGGCAAGACATCAATGAACCGTTCAATGAGGACGGCGTAGAGATCGTCATGGATGACGGCGAACCAGCCGAGGGGATGGACGAGCACGGCAACCTCATGACCATTGAGACGCCCGATGGCGCTATTACGTTGACGCTTGATGGCTCTCCACTGGAGAAGGCTGGTAAAACCGGCGGCGATTGGTTCGACAACCTAGTTGATGACATTGACCAGATGGAACTGGGTACGATCGCGTCTGACTTGCTCAAAGGTATCCAAGACGATCTTGAATCGCGCAAGGAATGGATTGACGACAGAGCGCAGGGCATCAAGTTGCTTGGCCTGAAGGTTGAGATCCCCGGATTGGCAGGCGCAGCAGATGGCGCTCCCGTTGAAGGTATGTCTCGTGTTCGTCACCCATTGCTTCTCGAAGCAGTCCTACGGTTCCAAGCCAATGCACGGTCGGAACTCCTGCCAACTGACGGGCCGGTAAAAATCCGCGAGGACAACAACAATGCCGACCTCCAGTCAGATCAGCTTGCCAACGACCTCGAAAACGATCTCAACCACTATCTCACGGCCACTGCCAAAGAGTATTACCCTGATACCGACCGAATGCTCCTCATGTTGGGCTTTGGCGGGACGGCGTTCAAAAAAATATATTTCTGTCCCCTACGCGGTCGTCCAGTTAGCGAAAGCGTCGATGCCGATGACTTGATTGTAAACAACTCTGCCACTGATCTGTCCAACGCTTCCCGTATCACCCATCGTATCTACATGCGCCCGTCAACCGTCAAACGTATGCAGATCCTTGGCGTGTACAAAGACATTGATTTGTCAACTCCAAAAATGCCGGAGCTTGATGCTGCTCAACGTGAAAAGAAGGCCCAACAGGGCATCACGATGGACAACAATAATCCTGAAGATCGCGATCGGGAAATCTACGAGTGCTACTGCGAGTTGAACCTCAAGGGAATGGAACATAAGCGCAAAGGTCGGGAAACCGGTTTAGAAATTCCATACCGTGTAACCATTGATGCATCGTCGAAAGAAATTCTCTCGATCGTTCGCAACTATGACGAAGATACCAAAGATCTTCCAGAACCACGGCAGAACTTTGTCAAGTATACTTTCGTACCCGGCATGGGCTTCTATGATATTGGCTTGCTACATATCCTTGGTAATACCACTAACGCACTGACCGCAGCTTGGCGCGAAATGCTTGATGCTGGTATGTACGCCAACTTTCCCGGCTTCCTCTATGCCGATACTGGCGCTCGCCAAAACACCAACATCTTCCGCATTCCTCCCGGCGGTGGCGCACTTGTTAAAACTGGCGGTATGCCAATCAACCAAGCAATCATGCCTTTGCCATACAAAGACGTTGGTGCCGGTTTGATGCAGTTGACGGATAACATGGCCCAGACTGGTATGCGCATTGGCGGTACGTCTGAACAGGCAGTTGGCGAAGGTAAGGGTGACGCTCCGGTCGGAACAACGATTGCCCTGATTGATCAAGCCACCAAGGTCATAAACTCCGTTCATAAACGTATGCACTCGGCGCAGGCTGAAGAGTTCCAGTTGTTGGTGCAATGCTTCCGTGAAAACCCAGAATCGTTCTGGCAGAAGAACCGCAAACCTGCCCGTCGCTGGGATCAAGAGACATTCATCCGCGCCCTAGATCAGGTTGATCTCGTCCCGCAAGCAGATCCTAACACGGCATCGCAGACCCAGCGTCTCATGAAAGTTGTGGCACTGAAGCAAATTCAAGCGCAGAACCCATCATTGTATGATCCTATCGCGATCGATACGGCTGCGTTGCAAGCAGTTGGCTGGTCTAACCCAGAACAGTTTATGATCCCTGCGTCTACCCGTGGAACTCCTCCGCCAGAAATGCAGCAGGCAATGGCTAAGTTGCAGACAGATAAACAGAATGCCGATACCAAACTTCTGACCGCTCAGGGTAAACTTGCTCTTGATCAGGCAAAGATTGATATGGATAAGGCTCGCACGATGCGTGAAGGTTTGGCTGGCGCACAAGGGCCAACTGATGTCGAGCGTATGGAACTTGCCATTAAAAACAAACTGGCCGACGCAAAAGTTATGGATACCAAGTTTAAGGGTGTCGAGCTTGGGGCGGACATGCATTCAGCCGTTATGAAAACCAAGATGGAAGAAGAAGCCCTGCTTGCAAAAGAACGCATCCAGATGGTTGATTTAGCTCAAAACATTGCCGTCCATCCTGAAAGCGAACAGGTCGTGCGCAACCTTCTTGGAAACGTAATCCCATCGATAACGAGGCAGTGATATGGATACTTTGGATCTTGCCAAGAGCGTGAAGGCAACCCCCCATAAAGCATACGGTGGACGCAACAATGAACATGATAGCACTTGGTGGCATGGTTCTGTAAGCGGAGACATGCGCGGCGGGAAGACAGGTCTTCATCTTGGCACAAAAGCAGCGGCAGAAGACGCGCTTCATTCTACCATTGGGTTTCCCGCTGAGGGCGAGTGGGACGGAACGCGTGAATACCAAAACACTAAGTTGGCAGGTAAAAAACGTATCCTTGAACGTAATAAATACGGAATAACCGGGCGCAATGTGGACGCTCCTGAAGAGGATTATTACCCTCACGAACACCCAAAAGGGCCATTAAAATATTCAAATGGTGACTCAATACCTCAGGATGTTAAGCCATCTATTAAGCCATTTCGCATTACTGGTCCAATGACAAATTCTATCCAAAAACCTCACGGGGATTGGAAGGCAAATGGCTATATGCAAGCTGCTTTGAAAAAGGGTAATGCCAAAAACGGTTATTATTATAAAAACGAAGGCGAAGACTCTGGGTCAATTTCTGCCGTTGTTCCCAATGGATCACACGTTACTCCTATTAACCCTGACATCACCAAGGCCGACGGCGGCGACGTTGAGGATTACCGTGGCGGACATCAAGCGCCTCGGCGCAGTGACGATGTGGCAGCGCCGTTGCATGACACGACTGGCGTTTATCCTGCTGATCTTTATGGTCCAAACGGACTGCATTATTATGGCGACAAAACTGATCCTATTGATCAAGAATCATATCGCCATACAGTGCGTTTAAAAGGCAGACCAGAAGCTCCTGTTAAAATTTATCGTGCTATTCCGCATGAACCATCAGCTCAAGAAAAACTTGTTAAACTTGAATCTGATATGGCTGCTTATCAAAAAAGAAGAAAGCTTCCTAAGGATGCGGGAACGACCAATGGCAGCCAATGGTATGACAATGCCTATGATTTGCGTGAAAAATTAAGAACACAACCAAATGAGGTTTCATCGTCAATTGCAACCATTAATCCGGGCGATTGGGTCACGCCATCTAGGGCTTATGCAAAAATGCACGGAGATAGTGTTCTTCGTGGAAAATATAAAATTTTAAGCAAGACGGTAAAAGCAAAAGATGTTTTTACCAATGGCGATTCATTAAATGAATGGGGTTACGATCCAGAAGTAAAGAAGGCTGCCGGAGGCACAGCCACATGGCACGACAAGCTCCGCGATCATCTTGAGGAGCATCCTGCAAAAGCAATTCATGGTATACACGTTGGCAGCAACGTTCGGTTCACTGGAGCGCTATGATGGACCCTCTCGACCTCGCCAAGGGTGTGCAGCCTATCCAAGCCTACCACGGCTCTCCGCACGACTTTGAACAGTTTGACACGTCCAAGATTGGCACTGGCGAGGGCGCACAGGCGTATGGGCATGGGTTGTATTTTGCCGAGCATGAGCCTGTGGCGGAAGGGTATAAAAATTCTGTAATAAGAAATATTGATGGATTACAAGATATTGCTAAAACGCATGGTAATCTTTCTAATGATGCCGCCAATATGCTTGCATTTCAATTTAGTCAAAACAACTTTCATGGAAAAGGATTTGATAATTGGTTGGATGACATTAAATCTTCATTAGATAAAGAATGGATACATAACGAAAGAGGCAAAAAAGCCGCACAAGAAATTTACAATAACCAAGTTGGTGCTTCAGATGCCGTTAGAAAAATGAAAAGCCCCGGACACATGTACGAGGTCGCCATCCACGCGCATCCTGATCACTTTTTGGATTGGGATAGACCATTGAGTGAGCAGAGTGAGCACGTTCAAAATGCTTTATCTAATTTTCCATCTAATCTTACTGGCGATGAAATTCATCAAAAAATGTTTCATCAATCTAGAAAAGAACTTGTTAATCAAGGTGGTGGACAAGCATACTCTGCTTTAACAGCAAAAAAATTATTAGAATCAGGTTTAAAAGGCATTAAGTATCTTGATGCAGGATCCCGTAGTGCAGCGGATCAGCCAACCCACAACTACGTCGTATTTGACCACAACCGTGTCAGCATTAAGCGGAAATACGAGCAGGGCGGTCGCGTAGCCTACAAAAAAGGTGGCAAGGTTGAAGGTGCAATCTGGCACGAAGATGATCTTGGCATGGGCGACACACCGCTACAGCCACACGCGCTTCTGCATCCATTGCCAAAAGAATACGGGTTAATCCCAGATAGCGTCATTGATGAGGCAAAAGATCTTGACAAATCAGGCACCATTCATTGGCACAAACCTGTTTCTGAACAGGAAGACGTGGTGCAAAATACAATCCGTCAACGGTTAAATGATTTTAACATTGAAGAGCGGGCCGAACGCGCCAGTGGAGGACGTGTTGCTTATAAAAAGGGCGGCAAGGTTGAGGGTGCTATTTGGCACAAAGATGATCTTAAAATGGATCAACCTATTGGCAATACACCAGAAAAAATGAGTAAAGCACGGGTTAACGTCCCTGTTCGGTGGCATAGTGCGCCCAATCATGTGTCAACTCATCTGGCATATATTACAAAAGAAGAAGCTGAACTTTTAAAAAAAGCAGACATCCATAACTCTGGCGTTCGCTATGAGCATCACATTGGTCCAGCAGGATTGCCTTCCTACGATGGTGACGGCGATGGCGGGGGTGGTGGAGACGGTGGTGGTGGCGGTGGAGAAGGCGGCGGCGGCGGTGACCAAAGTGGCGGAGATCCACGCGGCAACGAGGCGCAGCAAGCAGATCAATCTCAGCCAGACCAGCAGCAGGACCAGCAACAGCAGCAGCAGCAGCAAGAAAACTCCGCCTCCGCTCGTCAACAAGCAGAACAAGACCAGCAGCAAGCTACAACCACTGCTCAAGAATCTAAAGACCAGTCCGCTTTGGATTCGATTGGTAATGCAATAGCTAGTGGTGCATCTTCAGTTGGAAGTGCTATCGGAAATGCATTAATTTCTCCTGCAGAAGCAAAACCATTAGCTGATTTTACTCAGACAACACCATCAACAATACAAGAACCACAAGTAGTTCAACCCGCTCCTGTTTCTCAGGCAACTCTTGATCAGTTCGCGGCAGAAAAAGCTAAAGACGAAGCAGCCGCTGCAGCAGGAACCGCAATCAGTGGAACAACTGGCGCTCGTCTTCCTGACCTTAGCAACCCAACCCCTGCTCCAGAACCAGCTGCACCTCCACAACATTATGAATCAACGTTAGAACAAAATCTTGTTGAACCTGCATTTATGCAACCCGAATCGACAACTACCCCAGCGCCAAATGCAAACGTTTATATTGCTACGCCGGGACAAAAGCAGCCTGATGAAGATACCGCAGCAGCCAAAGCAGCATCCGCACAAGCCAAAGCTGGATTGTCAGTAATGAACACTGCGTTTGGTCCTGTAACTCCCGCTCCAAATGCCGATGTATCTTTGGCAACCCCCGGACCCGCTTCTGCCCCTGCACCGATTGAAGCCCCCGCACCTGTTCAAGAAACACCGCCTGCACCCGCTGTAGCTAACGTACCAATGCCAATCGCTCGGCCTGATCAGTTGGATTGGAACTCATATGCAGCGGCAACCCCGCCTGCAGAAGCTACTCCTACAACTACGACCACAACAAATAATATACCGGTTGAATCGCTTGAAGATCCGGCTTTAATCGCATCATATAATGCAAAGTACGGTTTAAATGGTCCAGTTACCGCTGAAGCCGATATGTCTTTGGGGCAACGTAACCCCTCGATTGTGGATGCAAACGGTAACGTTAATCCTATTGATCAGTTCTCAAACTTCTTAACTGATGCTTTTACGCCATCATATAATCTTGGATCTGCACAATATAACGCTTTAAACCAACCGTCTTCTTCCCCCGCAACAGGTGGATATGGTGTTCCTGATGGGTCTAACACAAACGTCAGTGGCGGTGGCAGAGATAACTTAGATGTTACACCATCCGCCCCTTCTGGTGCTGCAGGACAACCCGCATACGGAATTCCTCTATCAAAGCAAGGACCGGGCGGCGGGGAAATGCCAAAGAAAATCAAGAAGGTAATTCTTCCCAACGGTTCCATACAATATGTTGACGCTGATACGGGAAAACCACTCGCTCGTGGTGGCGTTGCAAAAAACTCTCGTACAATGCATAATAACGCAATTGTTGAGCAGGCGCTCGGCAAAGTAGGTGCGGCGCTGCCAGCACTTAACTTCCCCCTCATGGCAGCAAAAGCGGGACGCCGCTACTAACTCCTTGGAGAATACTATGTCTGAAGCCGCCAAGACTGCGCGTAATGCAATGAAGAAAAAGGCAGAGCGCCTTACTTCTACTGATCCACATGAAAAAGTTGACAGTTCAACTTGGACGCCCCCAGAGCCAGAAAATGCTGGTGTAAAGACGGGCGCTCGTCCTCTTGTAAAACGTTTATACAAGAAAGGTGGCAAGGTTGTTGGTAAAGCAGAAGGTGCAAAAGCCCAATTCCGTGCAGATCGTAAACCGCGCAAGTCCGGTGGTAAGGCAGATCACAAAGCCCCTTGGTTGGATGACTTAATCAATCGCGATGTCCGCATGGCAAATGATGTCCGTGAAGGCGTCAAGCATGTTGGTGGGTTTAAGAAGGGCGGCAAGATCCATAAGCTCGGTGGCGGTACGCTGGGTGACAACCCTGTTTCTATGCAAGATCGTTCGTTGGCCAAGGCTTCCGGCATGGTCATGAATAAGGGCGGTGTGGCAAAACACAAACATCGTGAACACCATGATGGTTCAGAAGGTAACGTAGCAGGCGCTCAGACACAGACTCCTGATTATGATACCGCAATGAAAAACGCTGCCGCTGCTATTGCTCGGTCAAAGGCAACTATGACTGGTTCAGATGCACAGCGCGCCGCTAACGCAGCTGCCTATGATAGACAGCAAGAAGCATATCAGCGTTCGTTGCCTCAGAACCGCAAGCATGGCGGCAAGACGGATGGCCATAAAGTTGATTGGCTAAAACGCGCAACTGGCGGCGACGTAGAACGCGCTGTATCGAAAATGACCCGTAGCTCGATGTACCCACGTGGTACGCAGCACCCATCTGATACGATGGAACCGGGTATGCAGAAACTTATGGGTGCAAAGTCTGGCGTAAAAACCATGAATGAACTCATGAAGCGCACCGGTAAACAGCCTGATTTTGCTTCGTTCTCCAAGGAAACTAAGGAAAAAACCGGTCGTAAGCATGGTGGCAAAACCAGTCATCCTGATGAGGCTGAAGACAAGAAGTTAATGCATAAGGTACTGAAAAAAGATGCGTTTAAAGATCGCGCTCATAAAGTTTCTGGGGGCCGCCTTGGTGATTATATTCAGTCAGCATCTTGGGACTTGGCAGCTAAAGGCACTAACCGTGGCGTAAATGAACGGAAAGAAAAAAACCGACTTCGGGGCATTCGAACTGCTGTAAATAAACTAGGCGGTGGTTATTCTAAAAATGCCGCTATGGTTCCTGCTGGTAAAAATGAAAGCATGGGCAAATATTCCGATGACGGTCCTACGATGTCTAAAAAGGAAGCTATCGATCAGATGATTGCCAAGATGCATCAGCGTATGGATGAGCGTGGTTATGCTCCCGGCTCTATGAAACGTGGCATGACTCCGGGTCGCGCAGCAGCAATGGCTACTGGTTCTGAAGATCAACGCATTAAACTTGACCAGCCAAACCTTATGTATGGAAAAGCTGCAGGCGGAAAAGCGATGCATCATGAAGATTGTTCATGCAAAATGTGCATGGGTGGTCGCATGGGCAAATATTCCGGCGGTGGCACCTTCTCTGGCAATAGCAAAGAAAAGATTCCGGGCGCAATTGGCGGTCGTCATGCTCATGCTGCAGGCGGCAAAGCTGGTAAAGGAAAAACCAATATCAATATTATTATTGGTGGGCGTGGACAGCCACAGGGTCCAATGGGATTAATGGGCGGCGCTCCGCTTCCTAACGCACCTGTTTCTCCTCGCACTCCAATGCCGGGTATGCCCCCACAGGGAATGCCTCCAATGGGTCCGGGCGGAATGCCTCCTATGGGTCCACAGGGTATGCCTCCAATGCCTCCGCAGGGTATGCCAATGGGGCGCAAATCGGGCGGTCGTGCATATCCTATTGATACGGGTGCAGGCGGTGCCAATGCTCGGTTGGAAAAAATTGACGCTTATGGTTTGAAACCACCAAAGGGTCTTAAATAATACTTTTCTCGGATGTTTTCTCCCATCCGATGAGAGGAGGGCCGGGCGCTTTTTCCCCCTCTGGGCGTCCGGTCCAGCCATTTACAGAGGGGATTTAACCAGAGGGGTCTGGAATGATAACGAATAAAGACCAGTTCGTAACAGAACTGAAAAAACTGATATCTAATGCCTACCAAAACGCTCGTGATAACGTTGCCCATGGTTCTGCAGCTTCTTTTGACGAATACAAACGTCAGATTGGCATGATTCAGGGGCTCGCTTTTGCTCTTGAATTAATCGATGAAGCAAACGATATCACAGACAAGCGTTAAGGATAGTAAAATGCCTCCTATGAAAATGAACCACGATGTAGATCCAGCGGTAGAAATTAAAAATTCTGTCGGAGATCTCAAAGACTTTGAATTGTTTAACAACCAAATACTGGTTGGCATCTACATTCGCCCTCAGAAAACTAAATCCGGCATTATCTTGACTGACAAAACGGTTGAAGAAGACCGCTATCAGGGCAAGGTTGGGCTGGTTCTTAAGGTTGGACCTACTGCATTCAATGATGAAAAAGGCGAATGGTTTAAAGGCGTGTCCATTGCTGAAGGGGATTGGGTTGTATTCCGTCCTTCTGATGGATGGGCTCTCGCTATTGAAGGCCAATCATGCCGTATTTTAGAAGATTACACTGTTCGGGCGCGTATTCAGCAGCCTGACGCTGTTTGGTAAGGATAAAAAATGGAAAAGAATGACGATACAGAACTTCAGTTAGATCTAGAGCCGATCGAAACTACCGCAAAAGAAGAAGACATTATTGTAAAACCTGTAGAAGACGAGCCAAAAGGTGAAATTACTGTCGAAGATGGCATTAATGAACTCAAAGCACGTCTTGATGAAGAGCGTAAAGCTCGTGAAAATGCAGAACGACGTGCAAAAGATGCTTACGAGCAGGTTGCTGTTGCCAAAAACGATGTCAATGACACTAATCTAAAGCTAATTGATAACGCAATTGATACGGTAAAGCGCAATGCAGATATTCTAAAGCAAAACTTGCGCGATGCTATGTCAGTTGGTGATTACGATACCGCTGCTGATATTCAAGCAAACATGACCAAGACTGAATTGGACTTGCGCCAGTTGGTTGCTGGTAAGCAACAGTATGAATTACAGGCAAAACAGCCAGCTCGTCCTGCAAATACATCATCTGATCCAGTAGAAACGTTTGCTTCGCAACTTACACGTGAATCGGCAGACTGGATTAGGGCTCATCCTGAATATGCTAAGGACGAAACTCTTAAAGCTGACATGATCGATGCTCATAACGCTGCAATGCGTCGTGGTATCAAGGCTGATACGCCTGAATATTTCTCTTATGTTGAGAAAAAGCTCGATATCCAACCTGCACGTCTTCGCGATTCAGAAGATAGTGCCATGTCTGAAGCATCCGCACCTACGCAACGCCGTTCTGCCCCACCTGCAGCTCCTGTATCCCGTTCTGGTACTGGCACGGGTGGTACGCGGTCAAATGTTGTTAGTCTTTCACGCGCTGAACGCGAAGCTGCCAAGGATCTTGGTATGTCTGACCGTGAATACGCAGTTCAAAAACAAGCCCTCATCCGTGAAGGCAAATTATCCTAATAGGAGTTACTATGAGAAACGCAGAAACAGTAGATCGGCCAAAACTTCGCCCAGAACTACGGTCTAACGAGATTGAAGAAGCCGCAAGTGTTGAAACTAATGGTTCAAAGACGGAAGATTCACGGGCTCGTGCAGCACGGCGCGCCGCAGAACTTCGTGGTCACAACAATGCCAACTTGGACGAGGGTGTTGATAAATTCGCCACTCCTAAACCACCGGAAGGTTGGTCTTATGAATGGAAAATGAAGGCTGTCATGGGTTGGGAGGATCCTTCGCATTACAATCGCATTACCGTCGGCGGCTGGGAGCCAGTTGAATCAAACCGTCATCCAGAAATGATGCCTAAAGGTTACGTTGGTTCGATCGAGCGTGAAGGCATGGTTCTTTGTGAGCGCCCTGCTGAAATTACTGAAGACCGTAAGAACCGTGACTACATGAACGCCCGTAATCAGGTTAGGATTAAAGAAGGCCAGTTGGATCCTAAGGGTAAGGGCGGTCTTATTAGTCGTGAAGATGCTCAAATTGCCCCTAAGATTAAAAAGGGTTACGAGCCAATGCCTATTCCAGATTGATCTGGTAAAGATAATGAGATGGGGGGCGTATTTGCCCCCTTTTCTTTTTCTACGTAATCTGCAATAATGCAAATTGTCTTCCCTCGGTGTGGAAGATTTGAATTTTAACCTGTTTCTGAATCGCCCCGGTGCGCGATGATTGGAACTCTCTGAAAGGAGAACCCGTCATGGCGAATACCTTTGCGCCCTACGGATTTTTACAAGCTCAGGGCGGTGCAGGCGGCGCTCCAACGTTCGCTCAATCGACCCGTCGTATTGCTTCTAGCAACACCACCCCAATCTTTACTGGTGACCCAGTACAGCCCGTAACCTCGACCGCAACTGGCTACATCACGCAGGCAACTGCTGGTGGTTCTGTCCAGCTCGCGGGTATTTTCGTTGGTTGCCAGTATTTCTCAACCTCGCAGAAGCGCACCGTCTGGTCTTCTTATTGGCCCGGCTCGGACGCTACCAGTGACGTTGTTGCATACGTCATTGATGATCCTGCAGCTCGTTTCGTTGTTCAGACTTCTGGCTCGGGTTTCCCAGTCACTGGTACTGCTACTTCGCAGACTTCTGGCGTTCAGGGTCAGCTCGTTACGTTCGCTTACTCCACGACTGGCGCAACTTCTGGCAACAGCACTGGTGGTAACAACGCAACTGGCCGCTCAACGGCTTATGTCAATGCTACCGCAACGACGAATACCTCACCCTTCATTATCGTTGACTATGCCGTTTCTTTCGGTAATGGCGGCGATCAAACCACCCAGTACTGCAACTTGTTAGTCGGCTTCAACAATGAAGTTTGGCGTAGCAACTCTGCTGTGACCGGCATCTCATAAGGAGTAATTAATCATGGCTGTTAATCTTTCACAGATTAAAGACCTTTTGCTCCCCGGTCTCCGTGGCGTTGAAGGCAAGTACGAGATGATCCCATCTCAGTACGACAAGATTTTCACTAAGCACGATTCGAAGATGGCCCTCGAACGTACCGCTGAAATGCGTTACCTCGGTTTGGCTCAGTTGAAGACCGAAGGTGGTCAGACCTCGTTTGATTCGGGCGCTGGTGAACGTTTTATCTACAACCAAGAGCATACGGAAATTGCACTCGGCTACGCAATCACCCGTAAAGCTATCGACGATAACCTATACAAGACCCAGTTTACGCCTTCGAACCTCGGCCTGATTGAATCTTTCCAGCAGACCAAGGAAATCTACGGTGCAAACCTCCTCAACACGGCTCAGACGTATAACGCTGCAGTCGGTGGCGACGGCGTATCTCTCTGCAACACTGCTCATCCTATCGATGGCGGTTCTGTAGCCAACACGCCTACCACTCAGGTTGACCTCAACGAAGCCACGTTGCTGAATGCGATGATCGCAATCCGTACGAACTTCCGCGATCAGGCCAACTTGAAGGTGTTTGCTCGTGGTCGCAAGTTGATCATCCCTCCTCAGTTGGAGCCAGTTGCTATTCGTCTTCTCAAGACTGAATTGCGTCCGGGTACTGCAGATAACGATGTCAACGCGATCATGACGACTGCTGGTGGTTTGCCAGAAGGTTATCTTGTCAACGACTTCTTGACCTCTGCCTATGCTTGGTTCTTACTTACGAACATTGATGGCCTTGCCTATATGGAACGTATTAAGTTTGAAACTGACATGCAAGTGGATTTTGTTACTGATAACTTGCTTGTAAAGGGCTACGAGCGTTACTCGTTCGGTTACTATAACTGGCGCGCAATCTACGGCTCATTCCCAACCTCGTAAGGAGAAGTTACTATGGCTGTAGACGCATTCACTGGTCCTGTCATCGCTTTTGGCCAAGCTGCCACAAGTGCTGATTACAACCCCGATATCGGCGGCTCGTCCCTGTTTTATGCAGGTGCAGGCTTCCTCGACCCACGCTTGCCTTACACCTATCTTCCGGGTGAAGCACAGTCAGCCATCGACTTTGGCTGGCTTGGGTTCGACAACATCACGACCTTGAGTGCAGTGCCTTATACGGCGGCTTCGGCAGCAATTGTTGCTTCGGCTAACCCTACAAGTGCAACGCTCTCGTTGGTCACTTCTAACTCCTCCACAACTGGCGTTTATTATTCCACGAATTTTGTTCGTGCGGATACGGGCGCAACTGACACGGTTCTTGCTCTTGATGCTTATGCATCGGTAACTGGTACGGTTTCAAACGGCATTTTGACGGTCACGACTTCGACCAACCAGATGCCAATTGGCCCCGGCATGGTAATTTTGGCAACCACTGGTACGGTTTCGCAAGGAACTGCCCTTGGTTCACAGATTATCGCGCAGCTTACGACAACCGGCACCTATTCTTCGGTTTCGCAAGGTACAACCGGTACATACCAGCTTACGGGCAACCTGACGGCAACTTCTGGTACAGTTACTTTGGCTTACCAGACGCCTGCTCAGTGTGCCGTTCCAAACAATGCTCAGACGTTAAGCATGGCCAACTGGAGCCCACAAGCTCTTCTTGGTCGCGCAGTGAGCATTACGGCAGCAGCAAGTGCTACTTACGCAACCGCAACGGTTAACGGCTATGATATCTACGGGTATCCAATGTCTGAAGCCATTACGATCACTGCAGGTAGCACGGTTAACGGCAGAAAAGCGTTCAAGTATATCAAGTCTGTGGTGCTTTCGGGTGGCACGGCTGATACGACTCACGCCTATTCGGTCGGTACTGCTGACGTGTTTGGTCTTCCACTTCGTTCGGACACGTTTGGTGATATCCTTGTCAACTATGCAACCTCTTTGGTCGCAACGACATTGGTTACTGCTACAACGGGTTATCTCCCTGCTGACCGTACCACTCCATCGGCTACGACTGCAGACGTTCGTGGAACCTACGCCGCTACTTCAAGCAGTGGTGCAAATAAGCTGATCGTTCGTCAGTCCCCGCAGGCCTACAATGTCCCGTATACCACGGGCTTGGTTGGCTCAACCCAGTACTACAACTTTTAAGGAGTGAGCCATGAAGGGTCACAAAGGTCATCACCATGGGCACGTTGAACATGGCGTACATCATCACCACCCACGTGCTGAGCACGCAAAAGGCGGTCATGTACAGGAACATCATAGCGTGAACGAAGGTTCTGCTACCGAAGGCGATTGGGATAACGATGAGTCGCCAAAGGATATCTACGCAGGCGAGCATTCGCATGTTGCTCATGAAGCCGAAGAGCGTAAGCACGGCGGTAAGATCAAGAAGCACAAGGCGAAGCATCACGTCGGTCACGCAATGGGCATGAAAGCTCATCACCGCGCCGATCGCAAGCCACGTAAATCCGGTGGTCGCGCTGCTGGTTCGAACATGAACCCGCTTTCTTCTGCTCATCACGGGATGGAGCCAAAAGCTCATCACTCGTACGAGCCAGAGATGCACGGTAAATAATTGGTTGGGGGCTCCGGCCCCCTTCCTCTCTCTTTTGGAGTTTATTATGACCGCTGCATGGACACGATCTGAAGGCAAATCACCGTCTGGTGGGCTCAATGAACGTGGGAGGCAATCTGCTCGTGCGGAAGGTCATCACCTCAAGGCTCCAACCAAAGATTCCGATAACCCACGGCATAAATCATTCTGTGAGCGGATGACTGGTATAAAGCGAAAAATGACTGGTTCGGCTAAAGCTGCTGATCCTGATAGTCGTATTAATAAATCACTTCGTAAGTGGGGCTGCTGATGTCTGATAAACCATTTTGGGACAAAGAGTTACCCAAGGGACATCACACAAAGCATCTATCGCACAAACAAGAGCAAAGTGCTAAAGCTAGAGCACGGGCGGCTGGTAGGCCATACCTAAATTTAGTTGACAACGCCGCTGCGGCACGGAAAAAAGGCAAATAATCATGGCTACGATTCAGCAAACAGGCGCTGTCAACCAGTCTATTACCCGCGTTGGACGCAATGAACCTTTTGAGCTTCAAGTCGCTCGTAGTCAGATTACGCTTCATAACGTAGTCAATATTTTTGGCTATCAGGCCTCTGTGACGACGACTAGCATCCCAGTTTGGGAAAACGCATCGGTTTATACCTATCCAACTTCTGCATTGACGATGACATATGCCAGCTCGGCATCTGAAACCCTGACAATGACGGTTACCGGTTTGGATGCAAACTATGCAGTTGTGACCGATACGGTGACATTCTCCGGCGGAACTTCCGGTACGGCCACCAACGGCACGGCATTCTTCCGCATCAACAGCATGATTGTCACTAGCGTTGCAACGCTTGGTAATTCAAATGTTGGCACTATTACAGCTAAGAACGGCGGAACGACCTATGCACAGATTGCTATCGGTGTTGGCAAGACGCAGATGGCTATCTATACGGTGCCAGCGGGTTACTCGTTCTTTTTGAACCGCATCGACGTGTTTGCATCTAACCCCTACACATCTTCTAACAACTTGACTTTTATTAACTGGCAGCAAAATGCCAATTCCAAGGTCGCGTTCAACGTAGCGCAGTCGCCATTTACCAGCATCTTGGACATTCATCGGCAATATCCGCTGATTTATACGGAAAAAACAGACATCCAGTTTCGCGTTAATACGACTGCCGGAACTTATGCTATCGGTGCATTTGGTGAGGGCGTTCTGGTTGCAACTGACGGAACTCTCTAATGGCCACGAGTGGCACTTATTCCTACAATCCATCGCTCGGCGAAGTCGTTCTTTATGCTTACAATCTTTGTGAGATACGGGGAACGGCTATTGCTCAAGAGCATATGGAAGCGGCTCGTATGGCTAGTAACATGTTGCTTTCCAACTGGTCGAACCGTGGCGTAAATCTATGGGCTGTGGATCAAGAAATTGTTAATTTTAACCAGACCCCAACAATTTTGACAGCCATAGGTAACGGAACAACCACTATTGTTACCTATTCCACTCCAAACACGCCTGTATATACAGTAGGTACACAAATTACTGTTGCCGGAACAAGCAGCGTTAATGGCGTTCAAACTGTCACGGCAAGTTCCAACGGTTCAGTATCATTTTCATCCTCATATGTTGGAACTTCGACGGGCGGCACGATTTCGTCTTCAACGCCTGCAGCAACATATTCCGTGGATTCTAATACTGTTGTCCTTTTGGATGCTTATGTAACGACAACACAAAGCCAAAACCAGCCGATCGATCGTATTATTCTTCCAGTATCGCGAACCGAATACGCTTCATACCCCAACAAGCAACAAGTGGGATTTCCCACCGTATTTTGGTTTGACCGATTGATTGACGCATCTCGTTCTACAGGTTCGCCCGGTCCTTCGGTAACGCTTTGGCCTGTTCCAGATGGTACGTCGTCGCAATACTTGAAGTATTATCGCGTTAGGCAAATCCAAGACAGCGCATTTATATCTGGTCAGACGGTTGAAATCCCGTATCTTTGGCTTGAGGCTTACGCTTATGCTCTTGCGCATCGGCTTGCAATCATTTGGAACCCTCAGAAGTCAGTTCTTTTAAAACCATTGGCCGATGAGGCATACGCAGTTGCTGCAGAACAAAACGTAGAAACCGCGCAACAGTATATTTCACCGCAAATCCAATCCTATTTTAGGTAAAATTAATGGGATACGCCTCAAAACTCGGACGGGCATCTGTAAGTTCTCGTAATCCGAGGGCGGCGGGGCAGTGCGACCGTTGCGGTTTTATTTATAACCACATTAATTTACAGTGGCAGTACGACTATGCAGGCGCTGGTCTAATCAATAAACGTATCCTCGTATGCAATCCATGCAACGACACCCCGCAAAACCAACTTCGCGCTATCGTTTTACCGGCAGATCCTACGCCAATTCTCAATCCTCGTGTGCAGGACTACGCTGCGGCTGAGACAGATTTTGTAGCTACAAACGCGCCAACTGTAACTGATTTTTGGACTGGGATTCCTGTCCCATCTACAACGACGCTGCAAACACAAAACGGGCAAAATCTTACAGATCAACCTATCGGGAAACCACAAGGGTTAGATCAAAATGCCGTTATGCCTTTGTATGATAAGACTGCATATCGAGTTAATCTTTACCCTCTTTCTGTTCTTGCCAATGGCACTAATACAATTACGGTAACGTGTTCTGCAGTGCATGGTTTGTCTACAGACTCACAGATTGCCATTGAAGGGCTTTCAAACAACGGTGCGGATGGGTTTTACAGTGTTACCGTAAAGACGGGGACGGCCTTCACCTACCAAACAAACAATGCTATACCTAGTGGTAATCTTTTGCAGGGTTCCACTCTGTTAGTTACGGCACTTGTCGGGTTGCCTTATAATTATACCCAGATACCGCAAACCGGGGTGTAACCATGTCGAATACAACAACTACACTCCTTCCGGTTGCGACGTCCTTATCGGGTACTGAACAGGTTGCGATTGTTCAATCTGGCACGTCTACTCGCACCACCACTCAGGCTATTGCCAATCTTAACGCTAATGGCGGTACGGTTACATCGATTACGGCGCAATCCCCTTTATCCGGTGGGACAATTACGACGACGGGTACGATCGGTCTTTCAAACAATAGCATTACAAATAGCTACCTTGGCCAAATGGCCGCTAATACCATTAAAGGCAACAATTCTGGTAGCTCAGCGCAGCCGGTAGATCTAACTGTCGCGCAAACAATGACCCTTTTGGGTGCCGCACCTTTGGCCTCGCCTACGTTCACTGGAACACCTGCAGCCCCAACGCCTTCGTCGAGTGACAATAGCACCACGTTGGCCACTACGGCTTTCGTAAAAGCACAATCTTACGGCACGGGTACGGTTACATCTATTACGGCTGGTAATGGTTTGTCCGGCGGGACGATAACGACTACTGGCACAATCTCATTACCAACTACCGGTGTTTCTGCATCTACTTATGGTTCTACGACAGCTGTTCCTGTTATTGCAGTAGACACATATGGCCGAATTACATCAGCGTCAAACACGACAATTACGCCATCTAATATCGGTGCAGCATCGGCATCAACGACCATTTCGGCTGGCACGGGCTTATCTGGCGGCGGCGATCTTTCCGCAAACCGCACGTTATCGTTGGCTTCTGTAAGTGCCTATGCCATTCTTTCTAACATATCGAACGTATCAGCAGTCCCAACGGGTAACTCTTTATCTTCCATCTTGGACGCTGTTATTGGCTCAACTCAAGGTGCATTAATTTTTCGTAGCGGTACTCAGTGGACGGCTTTATCACCGGGGACAGCGGGGCAGCTTCTTCGTACGGGTGGAACCAGTGCTAACCCAACTTGGGCAACAGTTTCGGGTGCTGGTACGGTTACGAGCGTTGATGCTTCTGGCGGCTCTACCGGTCTTACGTTTAGTGGTGGGCCTATTACGGCTTCAGGTACGCTGACGTTAGGTGGCACGTTAGGTGTTGCAAATGGCGGTACTGCTCTTGGAACTACTCCAGCTAACGGTCAACTTCTTATTGGTAATGGAACTGGATATACACTTGCGACGTTAACAGCCGGGTCAAACATCACCATTACGAATAGCGCGGGTGGTATTTCAATTGCATCTTCTGGCGTGTCAACTTTCTCAGCGGGGACTACTGGATTTACGCCATCAACGGCGACAAATGGCGCGGTAACGCTTGCTGGTACGCTTAATGTTGCAAATGGCGGCACTGGTTTGACGGCTACGCCTACCAATGGTCAAATTGATATCGGTAATGGCACTGGGTTTACCCGCTCTACAATTACGGCTGGCACAGGCATTACGATTACCAATGGTGCTGGTTCAATTAGCATCGCCAATGCCGGTGTAACTTCATTTTCAGCTGGAACGACTGGATTTACACCATCTACAACCACCACGGGTGTAGTTACTCTTGCTGGGACGCTTGCAACGACAAATGGCGGCACTGGATTAACGTCATTCACGTCTGGCGGTGCGGTTTATGCTACGTCTACGTCAGTCCTGACTACGGGTACGTTACCTGTAACAGCGGGTGGCACTGGGCAAGCCTCTGCATTGACGCAATATGGCGTAGTTTATGGCTCCTCTACAACCGCTATGGGCATTACGGCGGCTGGTACAACGGGTCAATTTTTGCTTGCCACGACAGGTGCTGCGCCAAGTTGGTCTTCTACAATACCTTCAACGGCTGCGGTTACGTCCATTACGTTTGGAACAACAGGTTTAACGCCTAATACGGCATCTACTGGCGCGGTAACGGTAGCTGGAACACTTGTTGCGGTGAATGGTGGCACTGGTCAATCATCTTATGCGATTGGTGATATTCTTTACGCTTCAAGCACAACCGCTTTATCCAAATTGGCTGATGTCGCTACGGGGTCGGTTCTTATTTCTGGTGGTGTTGGTGCCGCTCCTTCTTATTCTGCAACGCCTACGCTTACGTCACTGACTGCCGCATCTGTATACGGCGGAACTTCTGCTTCCTCGTCGTTATTATTACAATCCACAACAGGTTCAGGCACGACAGATAATATTGTATTTAAAACGGGTAATAACGGGGCTGTAACGGCTCTAACAATTGCCTCAAATGGTAATGCTACGTTCTTGAGCACTTCCACGACGGCTATCGGTACATTGTCTCTCACGAATGCCTTGACAGTTGCAAGTGGTGGTACGGGCGCGGCTACATTTACGGCTAATGGCATCATTTATGGTAATGGAACAAGTGCGCTTGGCGTTACGGGCGTTGGAACTACGGGTCAAGTTCTTGTAGCTACAACGGGCAGTGCTCCTTCGTGGGGTGCAATTCCATCAACTGCTGCTGTTACATCAATTACGTTTGGTACAACGGGCTTAACGCCATCTTCGGCCACAACAGGCGCTGTTACGGTTGCAGGTACTCTTGTCGCAGCCAATGGCGGAACGGGTCAATCATCTTATACAGTTGGCGACATTCTTTATGCCTCCACGACAACCGCTCTTTCCAAGTTGGCTGATGTTGCGACAGGTTCCGTATTGGTATCGGGCGGTGTTGGTGTTGCGCCATCATATTCTGCATCGCCAACGCTTACTACATCGTTAACAACGCCATTGGTTATCGGCGGCACGACAGCATCGTCTACGCTTTCCTTACGGTCTACATCAGGAACGGGTACGTCTGATGCTATTCAGTTCCAAGTTGGTAGCAACGGCGCTACGACAGCAATGTATATCAATACGTCTGGCAACGTATTAATTGGAACGGCAAATACATCAACAAATGCGAACGCTACTACACCAAAATTTTACGTAAATGGAACGGGTGTTGCTGGGTCCGCACAAATTGTTAGAAATACAACTCCCGGCTCTGGCGGTGCATTATTACAAATTAGTGCAACCAGAGGAAGCGATGTAAATAGTTATACGGCTCTTCAAAACGGAGATGGAGTTGGGACTCTTAACTATTTAGGAACTGATGGTACGCAATTTATACAAGCGGCTTCTATTGTATCCGTTGTAACCGGAACTGTTGCTACCAATAGTATGCCAAGTGCGCTTACGTTTAATACCAATGGTGGCGCTGCAACTGCTACTGAGCGTATGCGTATTGACTCCAGCGGCAACGTAGGCATTGGGACGAGTTCGCCAAGTAAGAAACTTGAAGTTTTTGCTTCCGCTAACAGTCTTCAAATTGAATCTGTTGTTCGTAACGATCAA